ATTTATAATTGGACACCCGAAGGGTGTCTCACTAGAGATTCAAGGGCAACGTTACCGATAAATGAATTGTATCAGGCGCCCATCTTTGATGGGCGTCCGGATTCAAATCTTCATCGGTGTAAAATGGGACAAAAATAATATAAAATTTGTAGCAGAAAAATAATATAAAATTTGTAGCAGATATACCATTAGTAATGTTATTTTCGTCTTTACCTACAGATATTATCCATCATATTTTGTCTTACAATGGAACATTGAAACTCAGAAACAGAAAATACATGGGGCAAATTTCCAAATCGGACAAAAGATATGAATTGTTACTCAAAATATCACGTAAAATTTACAAGATATGTACCAATTATGCTTATTTCGTAAAAGTTAATGAATTTCTCAAAATAACTATTTATTTATTTCTTTATTCTCGACCACACGAATATGATTATAAATTTAGAGGCAGAAAAGTAATAACTTATTTACCAAAATAGTCACATTTTGAATCTTCACCGGGATAAAACACCCACTTTACTGGGCGTTTCGAGTGGCAAAGGTGTAGACGCTAAGAGAAACCCACTCATCAATTATTATGTTACCTAATTATAGCTAATATAATAATAATAATAATAATAATTTTATTCGAGCTCGCACGTAGTTGTGCAGTCGTCCAATATTTCAGAAAACTCGGTGCCTAAAAGGGTGTTTTTTTCCAGTAACTTATCGACCAATACGTCCAAGTATTCCCGGTTCTCCGACAACATCTTTTTCGCTCGGAACAGCGCCTCGTCCACGAGCCCAATCGATTCGCGGTCAAACTTCTCTTTAATCTTATCCGAATAAGTATCACCGTTACGCGCCAAAGCCTGGTCCGCATTCTTGTTATAAAACGCATCTAATTCCGTCCCCATACCATAATTACCTATCATACGTTCCGCCAAATTGTTCGCCTGTTTCAAATCTTGGACCGCCCCCACCGAAATAAAATCGTTGCCGTAATACAAGTGTTCGGCCGCCTTACCCCCCATCGCCACCATGAGCTGCTTTTTATAAAAATCTTTCGTGTATAGACCAGCCTCACTAATGTTTTGGCGTTCGTTGAAAAGGGTGTATCCCCCCGCACCATTATAGGTGCTCTGTATAGTCACCTTCTTAAGATCAAAATAGTCGTCGAATTGTGCGCATAAAAAGGCGTGTCCAATCTCATGAACCGCGACCCGACGCCGGGCTTCCTCACTACGTCCGTCCACCTTACGAATCAGCCCCACTACCAACTTCTCGAGGGCGTCCAATACGTCCTGATTCTGGATGATGATCTCGCCACGTCTGGCTGTGTAAATCGCCGCCTCGTTCAACAAGTTTTTCAACTGTGCCCCCGAGAACCCGGTCGTCAGCTCCGCCACAAAATCCAGGTTCACGTTCTCCGCCAGCTGTTTATTCTTGGCATGAACCCCTAAGATATCACGCCGTGAAGTCTTATCCGGCAATGACACCTTGATGATACGGTCGAATCTACCCGGACGTAAGAGAGCCGCATCTAAAATATCCTTACGGTTCGTAGCAGCAATCACCAAAATACCGTCATTGTTCGCGAACCCATCCATCTCGGCCAAGAGTTGGTTTAGGGTTTGTTCGCGCTCGTCGTTGGCCATATTGAGACCCACCCCGCGCTGACGGCCGATGGAGTCGAATTCGTCGATAAAAATGATACAAGGGGCATTCTTACGGGCAGTACTGAACAGGTTACGTACCTTGGACGCCCCGACCCCGACGAACACCTCGACAAATTCACTCGCAGTTATCGACAAAAAATTAGCGTCCGTGTCACTGGCAATCGCTTTAGCCAAGAGCGTCTTACCCGTTCCAGGCGGTCCTTCCAACAGGATCCCTCGGGGTATAGTCGCGCCAGCGGCTTCGTAGATCGTCGCGTTTTTCAGGTAAGAAACCACTTCGGTACATTCCTCGAAAATCTCGGGGCTACCTGCGAAGCTTTGGAGTGTGATATTAGATTTCTTCATCTCTTCCTTGTCCTTCTTTAAATCGATGTTGAGAGAACCCGGCATACCTTGTCCAAATGGAGAACCTGCATTCGCCCCTCCACCTCGGCTCATAAAGAAAATCCCCCGAATAATCGAAAAAAAGATTGACAGCATAATGAAGGGAAAAATGGTGTTGTTAATGAATAAATAAGAATCGGTAGCTAAGACTTGAATAGGATTCGGGGGGTCAGCCTTCAATTTGAACACTGGTTCTACCTTGTTCTGGACAGACAAATCGATGAGACCACTGGTGATGTCCGGCACAATGTCGGCAATGAAAAAGTCACTGTAGATATCGTCGGTTTCCTTTTTGTTCTCGGCGATCACCTCGTCGCGCCGATTCGACAAAAAGATCTTAGATATTTCCTTGTTTTTGATTTTATCGATGAGTTGGTTGTAGGGGACACGGTCCAGGGCATTCGGATTGTTGATGATCCGCTTGACGTCGGCTTCTGAGTACAAGCTGACCGGCGTCACAGTACGCGGGGAAGACACCTTGACCGGGGTCCGACCGATTCCATTAGATACTGCTAGTAATGTAAATAAAAAAGGGAAAATCATTACATAACAACCCGAGTAGTGTTTATATTTATTGTAACCTATATTATTTTATTCGCATTCTTCATGTTCTCCCTTCTCTCTATAATGATAATTACGATATCTTGTTTTACTCATCTCATCATCCACATAAAAGTTATAATTCAAAAATTCTTTGCCTTTGTATGCGAACTGAGAGACTGCCATATAGATGTGATGATGATGTTTATTCTCCTTGCGTGTCAATGTTACATAAGCAAAGAAATCACGCCGGTTTTCGCTCAAAATTGTTTTTGCCGGTATGGTTTGAAGCTGGGTATAACGTGGGTCGTCCTTGGGGATCTGTATCATAATTTTTCCATTTCGCATTTTCAAAACGAGCCCGGCATACGCGACGATTTCTCGGATAATACCATTGGGTAAATGGGCAAACTTATTGGATAATGTGGTCATCGTTGGAAGGTTTTTTACATATTATTATGTTATATTATGTAAAAACCCTTCAATTTTTTGGGGTCAATGGGTTCTCTAAGAGCCGATTAATATATATAGTGATATTACATTATATATATAATCCGAATGAACCAACAAAAAACCGTTGTAACCGTAGGGAAGTACAAATTTCAAATTATTGATAACATATTGATGTCAGAAGACACCGGGAACATCTACAATCAAAGTTTCAAAATTGGGGGTGATTATGCCGATTGTGTAAGTGTATCGATACGTTACACCAAAAATCAACCGGTTCACGCTTACATTCCCCATGCCATGTACGACCCCGAATGTTCCATGGATGTTCCGCTAGAACGAGGCGGCTCGGTGGTTATGATCAAAACATTATTAGCCCATGTTCGTAAGCAATTACCAACAATAGATAAAGTAGAATTTGAAGATAAATCGAATATAGAATGTGCCACCGAAAATGAAATTATCACGAAGGGTTCTCGATTTCGTAAACGAGGAACCAACGTCATTCCGATCCCACTCTACTATTTTTCGATCGCTTTCAATGGACAAACCTGGTATGAAAAACATTTCCATGCTAGACAAAAGGATCCTGTCAAACACAAGGCGTACCGTGAAATGGTTGACCTAGTTTTGAATTCCGCCGATTTCAAGAGTAAAATGTCGTTTGACGAGTTTTTAGAGATCACGGAACTCGCCCAATATGTCGACGAGATCAAGAAATATTACGACGCATCCGATACGTTTGGCGGTTTCTTTCGATCCATACCTGTGTCCGAACGATGCCGACTAGTCCGGGATTGGATTCACCAATTTATGTCGTACCATTTCAAAGACGTATTTTCGAATTCTGACTGGATCATAGATATATCCGTAAAACCCGATTCACCAAAGACCCCTTTACAACTCCAAAGTACATCCAAAAAAGGTGGGGGTAAACGAAAAACCCGAAAGTATTATTGTCCCCCAGGTAGAATTATTCTTCGCGCACCGCATTACGATATGGGTGTTTTGGCAAGTGAATTGTAAATATGTAATTACATATTTTTACGTAAATACATAGTCCTAAACTAATTCTAATTATATTCTATCTCTAACTCGACCTCGATCTCTATCTCTAAACTGTCCTAGCTAAGGTGCAGCCCTGTCCGCACGTGCACACGCGGCCATCAAACAAATGGCTATAATCCCCCTCGTCGAATCCGTCGACCGGACCATCGCCCTCGTAGTCCGCCAAATTGTTGGCCAAACAGCCGCGACGGTGGAGCGAGACCACATACCCGTGACCGTCGCTGAACGTAATCATACTCCGCACCGCCTTGTCAGGCGAAGCCAGAGTGTGTCTCGACTCTACCGCCCCAAAACGGTTACTGCGAGTATAAGTATAGGTTGCGCTATGAGGCGTCTCGGTATAGTGATGCGTAAAGTGCGATTGAACCGGTCCCATCTCTATCCAATAATACAAAAGTTGTCTTTGTATTATTTTTTGAATTTGAATTCAAATTCAAATGGGCGATTGTTCGCCCGTCTCATATAGTCACGAGTTCAGGTGTAAAATATTTTTCAAGTTGCTTTCATTTTGCGTCTTTTGCTAAGCGTGCGTCTATATTTATTTCTTCGCTTCATTGTTACCTGGCGCGCCTTTTTCTTCTTACCTCCGCCACTTACTAATCTGAAACGTTGTTCGCCGTCGAACGTATTTATGTTTTTCTTATTTTCAAAATCGGAAAAATACTCCATTGTCCCATTGTACGTTTGAATTTCTCTTCGGCCCAAAAATTCACCTAAATAATCACCATTTTTATCCGTATATTTCGAACCCGTTTTCAGTTCAAAAGCTGGTAATAACCCCGACATACCTAGTGCTCTATTAGTATAGAATGAGAAAAATAACGTATTCTTACACCATCCACAAACTACCTGCCCTACAGACCGGTCGAACCAAACCCACCTGCACCGCGCGCCGTCTCCGAAAGCTCGCTCTCATTGACCGTGATCACGTAAATAGGACACAGTGATGGGTGGCAGATTTGCACCAGACGGGTACCTGACTCCACTGCGTAATGTGTCGCACTCGTCTTCGGCGAAGGCATCCACTTGAACGCGCCAATTACCGACCCACGGTAACCAGAGTCAATGATGCCCAGATGGTTTGCCATGATGAGCGGAGTCTTAGAAAGACTCGAACGAGGATATAAGTAATAAGGGCTCGGAAAAATCTGATCGTCCGAATAGAGACAATACACCATCTCCGTCTTGATCTTCATATCGACGAACTTGGCTTCACACGGTCGATCGAAGACCGCATTCTCCGGAACAAAGAGATCAAACCCGGAATCGCAATGGAGATTGTTGGTGAAAGCCGCATTATGCTTGACAATACTCGACTCGTACAAAAGCGCAATTTCTTCACTGGGGAACGCTACCTTCAAAATCGCAAAATTTTTAGTACCATTTTTACACTTGTCCTTGAGGGTAGCGTACACGCGCTGGAAAGCATTATCCGTATCGGCAAACGACGTCATACTAAATATAAATATTTAATTAAAACTATTTATATTATTTTGAAGAGATTCAATTTTTAAGGGAAACCAACGTTGCAGGGAAACCTACGGTTTCCCCTGCGACCCCTTCCCTTAATTGAATACTAATAGTGATAACCTTGTTTCCAAGGTGGTTTCACCCACGGCTTTCAAAATACCTTACAGTTTAAGGGAGGGGTCGCAGGGGAACCGTCGGTTCCCTGCTTCCCTGCTCCGTAGGTTCCCTACTGCATCGGGGCGCCGGTCTGGTTGCCCCCACGAGTCTGCAACATCTTATTCAGGTTGTCGTCCAATTGCAAAGCGCCCATCGAATTGGTGAGCCCCGAGCTCTTGCCCAAAGCAGACGTGTTGCCGCTCGCCTGGGAGAACTTGTCGATCGAAACATCCGCAGTGTTCGGCTTGCAGAACAGACCATTGAACCCGTAAATCTTCGCGCAATCTGAAACCGTGTTTCCGATCAAAAACTTGTTGACCCCCGCGTCCGCGTTAGGAGAACCGTCCACATTGCCGTAATTACTAAATCCCTCATAGGGAAACTGTTTGGCAAAAATAGTATCGGCAGAATAGGGATGTACAACAGTGTTAGAAATCAATAACACAGAGGCAATAACCGAAAAAATTACCACAATCAGTATTATATTCGTAAGGCTAGGTTTCATCGATTTCATCGAGCAAATATACTATATATACGTAAATTATTGTAACCTCACAAAACCATATAAATAATCCAGTCGATACAATACAATTGCAATGAGCCATAATAAACCTGCTTTTAACCCTAATGAACCTCTTTTTAACCATAGTGAAAGCCTCAATCTGAAAAAGATGTTAGACGACAACGACTGGCAAGACAACACCGACAATATCCGGAAGATAAAACATAGCACCAAAATCCGCGATGATGTCCGGCGTATCGAGAACCTGAAAGTAACTTGGAAGGAAAGTGATGGGGATTTTCTCGAGGTCTGCAAAGTCGAATGCCCCTTCCTCTACAACCACTATACCGATATTTTCAACAAGGCAGTCAAGAACGAGCTCGATTTGACCATAATGACTAAACTGTTGACAGTTCTCAAGATGATCGAAGACGAAAAGATTGACCAACACAACGGGTCGGTCATGGTGGGCAAAGTGTTGAAGGAGCTCTACATCGACTCGGCGATGAAACGCATGGACAACTTGGATAAACAGTATGCCCAAGAGCAGGTACCTAAAGCAGAACCGAAACAAATCTCATGGCGTGACTACAAGCTTCAAAATGCGTAACCTGTTATTGTAGATGCTGTGAAAATGATATAAAAATATTTCGTTGTATATCTATAATGGCTTCAGACATCGGAGGGTTTTTCAAGTGGCTCAACTCGCCAGCACTTGACGAATGGTTTAACGTAAAACTTACTAAAGATAATAAAGGCGAGATTATCGAGGAGATGATGGTGTCACCCGATTTCATCGACACCGCCAAAGGGTTTATTGAGGACGAGGCGACGATACGCAATAAGTTGGAAACTAAGGTTGGTCAGGTTCTCAAAAAGAAAAATACGGTGGCCCCCAAGTGTGAAGATGTGGAAGCTGCTGTATCAGACAACGTGGCAGCTACGACTACCGTGGTCGAATTTCCGGATTTCGATGAAGAAAAAGGTAAGCATGTGGGATGCGGCATTTATTTGAAGCAAGAGGGGCATGTCACCAAAATGACAACACCTAATTTTACAGTATATTATTGAAACCTTGAAACGTTTATTTTATTCCTTGCATTCCAAATTGCATTTTTCACAGTATCGAATCGTTTGGCTCTTATCCGGATCAATATCGATCAAATCTTCCACATAGCTATGATTACAATGTAAGAACAAATAGGCATTTACGTCTTTCAAGATTTTACGGAACGCAACCGACCGCACATAACGCTTGAACTCTCTCGGTTGGTCGTTGTTATTGATTACTATTTTAGAGAGCGGGCACGCATCGAGAGCAATCTTTACACGGATCATCGAGTCAACATCCTCGGTATTGTCGCGGTTCTCAGTGGCGGACATATTTGGCGATTATTGTTACACACAATAAAAAACCCGATCCGTTTTTCAATTTTTCCCGAGTAGTCTCTAACATGGCGAAGTTTCTTCGGTCGCTGCGGAAACAATAACCATCGTGTTACGATTGTTCTGCAACACATAGTAAAGGCGCATAGCGAGCGCTATAATTTCTATCCCCAAATTCAAACTATAATTGAGGATAATCGAGACATTTTGCAGTTGGATGGCGTAAGAAAATGCTAATATCGACCCCATCAACATAAGGACCTTTTCGGGAATATTATAGATATTCGCATTTTTATTTTTATAATTAGCATACAGTTCCGGTATATAACACACAAAATAAAACCCGGTAGCAGCATACATCATGAGCTCATTGGCCATGCAAAAATTATTATTATTTATACTATCGTTGTATAGATAATATTACGGTTATTTACGAATCTTTCGCGTCTTTCTTCCGTACTTGCAATATTGACGTTGCGAGAACCCCTTGGGACGCCGACAGTTGATGCTGCGCTTATATTTTATGGACCATTTTTTGACGGATTTGGGCGGTGACATATGTACACTCTAACTACACTAAATATACATTAAAAAATTATTTATTTACAGCTACAAACTAACTAACATTATCCTTGGCTTACGTATACATCGCCAACAAGCTCTGGTTCTGCTTCTCTTCGTTCTTAATAAGGATATCCACGTCCTTGCGTGTCACCGTAAAGGGGAACGATACCTTGAGCTCCATGTCCTTACCAAACAGCCCCGAGTCTGGCTTAACCAACCGGAACAAGTTGAGCTTGGTGTGGATGATCTCCAAACACCGCTTCAAGTTACGGACCCCCGACTCGTCCTTGGTGAGCGCACTGTTACCCGCGATGTATTGGATCGTATCGTCCGGGATAATCACCTCGCCCTCCTTAAAGTTCACCTGTTCGCGAATCTTAGGCAACAAATAATCGCGGGCAATGATCACCTTGTCCTTCGCCTCGTACCCCTTGGTCTGAATTCGGTACATCCGATCCTTCAAAATAGGATTGACCTTGCTTTCGTCATTGTAGCTAAAGATAAACAAACACTTACTCAGATCAAAGTCCACCTCCGAGAAATACTTGTCATGGTATTGGCTGTTTTGCGACGTGTCCGTCAAATGCGTGAGAATACCAATGATTTCCTCACCGCGCGGCGTATCCGACACCTTGTCCAGCTCGTCAAAATAAATCACCGGGTTCATGCACTTGCTGTCAATCAGGATCTGTACAATCTTACCCCACGAACTACCCTCGTATGTATACGAATGTCCTTCCAAGAAGCTACTATCGCCTGCCCCACCCAGGGCAATGAAGGCAAACTCGCGGCCCAAAATTTTACTGATCCCCTCCTTAATAATCGTCGTCTTAGATGTGCCTGGTGGACCATGAATAGCAATTGCCGACCCCATCGCGCCCGGATTGGCGATCCACTGTCCCATGAACTGCATGATTTGCATCTTGGCGTCGTTGAGACCATACGTGCATTCGTCCAGCGTTTTCTTCGCATTTTCCATAAATTCGTTGCACTTCTCGATACCGTCGTCCATGGTGACCGAAAACGATTTATAGGCGCCAAACGGGATACGCATAAACGTGTCGACCCAGTTCTTGATTTTATAGTATTCATTGTCACCCGGTTCCATCATCCGCAACACATTGAGCTTTTGCAGAACAATCGCCTTGAGGTTAGCGGGCATTCTAGAATCCAGGAGTCGGAGTCGGTAGGGCTTTTCGACATTGACATGCTTGTTGATCTCTTTCAAGTCCTTCATCACCTTCAGCTGCTCCTTGTTTGACAGCTTCTTTCTGAAATAGTCAATCTCGTTCGTCCGCTTCTTGTCGTTATGGATCAGCTTATGGTAGGTCTTCGCGTTCTTAGATCGGGCCTTCTTGACCAACTTCTTGATCGATCGGTTGCATTCACTGACCGCGTTGCGCAACACCCTGCTCTTCGGCTTCTTACGGAGTTGTTCGATGAGTTGCTTCTTGGTCTCCACGAGCTCCAAATACTCGTGTTCCACATCCGTGATTTCCTCTTCGCTTTCGTCGTCTTCCGGCTTGGTCTTTGCCGCCTTCTTTGACCGCTTGTCTTTTTTCTCTTTCTTGGTCAGCTTCTTTTTCTCAGACGGTTCGTCGTCAAACACAATCGGTTCCACCTTTTCGTACGTTTCTTTCATGAAAGCGCGCTCGTCGTCACTGTCACATTCGGCATCCTCCTCTTCTTCGATGTAGGCGCACTCATCTTCAGCTGGATCCGCGCCAAAGATGATACTATAAAACCCGCGTTCTTCGTCGGCATTCTCAAAGCCGCGGTCTCCGGGTTCGTATTCTTCTTCGTCGTCCTCTTCGTCTTCATCATCACTTTCTTCATCACGTCTTTTTTTGGCACTCTTTGACTTCTTCTCGCCCTTTTTACTCGATTTAGCCTTCTTTTTAGGTGCGTCGTCTTTCTTGTTCTTGCTACGTAAGTTATATTTGTCTCCTGCCTTCTTTGCAGAAGTCTTACCACTTTCCACCTTTTCATCCATGTATTTAGACGGAAAGATCTTCGAAATAAACTTTTGGAGCTCGTGGCGGTCCATCACCTCTTCCACCACATCCTCTTCACCGTCCTCCTCATATTCGTCTTCGTCGTATTCGTCATCGTCCTCATCTTCGTCCTCTTCGTCAGATGTATTGATCGTCTCGTCGTCCTCATCCTCGTCTTCATCCTCTTGGCCAGGACGATAAGACGAATCATCGTCTTCTTCACTAATCGTCTCGTATTCGTCTTCTGTGTCGTAAAGATCGTCATCGTCAGAATCCGGGCGATTTTTCTTAAGCACTTTCTTATTGTCCTTCTTCGTATCCTTCTTCGTATCCTTCTTCGTATCCTTCTTGCTTGACGACTTGGACAACTTCATCTGATTCGACGACATTATAGTATAATACCAGCTAGTTTTTATGTAGTTTTTTACATTTCACAGCAATCAATTTTCCATGCACCTCGTTCCACTCGAATTTTCCATGTACTTCGTTCCGGAAAAATTACACATAATAATTTTTACAACCGGTTATAATCACACGATACAATAACTGTATATCAAGGTCCATGTTTCATAATTTATCGATAAATAACACACAAATAAACAATAATGGGACCACTGTCACTGCGACACCACTGACTACCGTCCATGTTATCGACATCGTCTTAATTATATTTTTAGCGACGGGGTTTCTGTGTTACGGAGGGGGCGTTCGTGCCGCAAAACAAATATTACATCCTAAACGGCAGGTTCATGTAGAGAATTATTTACAAACGTATAATGCTAATAATAACAGTAGCAGCGTAACCGCGACCGAAAGTGATAATAGTGATAGCGCGGAATCCCCGAGATAATCGTACATGATAGCTGGTCTAAAAATTGAATTGCAAAACGATTTAAAAAGTATCGGCATTATATTATAGGTAATTTTACAATGTCGTTACAACGATACAAGAATGAGCATCAACCTCCTTCGAAGATCATTGGTATACAATTTAGTATGTTATCTCCCGAAGAAATTCGGAAGAATAGCGTGGTAGAGGTCACCTCCCGCGATACATACATAAATAATAAACCAGTGATTGGAGGGCTCTTTGATCCCAGAATGGGGGTATTGGAACCGGGTCTCATCTGCCCCACGGACGGGCTGACCTACATCGATACCCCCGGTTACTTTGGGCACATTGAGCTGGCTCGTCCCGTATTCTTCATTCAACATATCCGAGAAATAATGAAGATTTGTAAATGCGTCTGCTTTAAGTGTAGTAAACTGTTGATCAGTAAAACGAAACATAATCATGCTCTGGAGATGAAGAAAGATGATCGCTGGCAATACGTGGCGGGTCTTTGTGCGAAAATCAAGCGTTGTGGTGACGGTAACGAAGACGGCTGCGGCTGCAAGCAGCCCGACAAGATCAAGATGGAAGGGATGGCGACCCTGTTCGCTATTTGGGAAAACATCGAGACCGAGAACGAGGCGGACAACAAGAAGGTCAGCATTCGCCTCACCCCGGAAATCATCCTCAAGATCTTCAAGCGTATTTCGGACGAAGATGTCACCTTCTTGGGGTTCAGCCCCATATGGTCGCGCCCGGATTGGATGGTGTGCCAAGTGTTGCCCGTGCCGCCTCCGGCAGTCCGTCCGTCAGTCAAGCACGATGCCCAGCAGCGGAGCGAGGACGATTTGACGCACATTTACAGCAACATTATCAAGACTAATCGCGATCTGGCGGACAAGGTGGCCAACAACGCCTCGCCCGCGGTCATCGAGGGTCTCACCACCGTCTTGCAGTACTTTGTTGCCATGATTGTCAACAACAAGGTGAAGGGGGCGGTGCCAATGGCACAGCGTTCTGGTCGCCCCCTCCAGTGCATCATGGGCCGTATCAACCATAAGAATGGCCGCATCCGTGGTAACCTGATGGGTAAACGTGTCGACTTTAGTGCTCGTTCAGTGATTACTGGTGACCCCAACCTGTCGATTCGGCAGCTGGGGGTTCCCAAAAAGATTGCTATGAACATCACGAAGCCTATCATGGTGAACGACCGTAATCGCGACTTCTTGAAGAAGTTGGTGGAGAACGGGCCGGAAGAGTACCCGGGTGCCAAGATCCTGGAACGCAAAAACGGCGAGAACATTTCGTTGCGTTATGTGGACCGCGGTTCGATCCGCCTGGAAGATGGAGACATTGTGCATCGTCATATGATGGATGGTGACTGTGTTCTCTTCAACAGACAGCCCAGTTTACACAGAATGTCGATGATGGGGCACATCGTCAAGGTGATGAATGTTGGTAACACATTTCGAATGAACGTGGCCGATGGACATATGGTTTTGGTCGGCAACAGCGAGCGTGAAAAGCGTGCTACTCGCTAGTCTAGCAGGGAACCTACGGTTCCCCTGCGACCCCTCCCTTAAAATATAAGAGTTTGTAACGAATTCTACAAAGGGTAGGTGTTGTGGGGGGAAATTCAAATTTCACTCTAGGCGACACAACCAAATTGACGGGGACATCCTTAGAGCCCTTGCTACCACCCCATTGTTGGAAACGACTGATGGGGGAACACAGTTAATAGCTGTACCCAATGGTAAAAAAGCAAGGGATTGGACAATCCGCAGCCAAGCTTCTAAGGCCGCTATGATAGGCTATGAAGAAGGTTCAACGACTTGATGATTGTGGGTCTGAGGGGGATTAATCACCCCCCAATGAAGGCTTAAGGTAAAGTCTGGTCCTGAATCGAAAGATCAGGTGAATCCTTATGTTCGCTGCATTTATGCAGAGGATTCTGTAAAACTTTCGACAAAACCATACAATGCTGATTTTGATGGAGATAAATTTTGTCTCCAACATGCGGCTGCCCACTAAGTTGGAGAAAATACTTAGTGGGGAAAACAGTGTAATTTCTCCTATTCCGCTTCATTCGTGCATGGTGTTGTGGAATAATATAACCGTATAGTCAAATAATTCTCTTTACTAGAACAAATATAAAACTATGCCATTATTATATAACAACGAATGGATTGCGATATTCGACTGAAAAACACAATATTGGACGACGAAAGTCTAAGATATTGTGAAATCTACAAAATAACCAACCGTGTGAACCAAAAGGTATACATCGGGCAAGCTGTCTCACATATTTTAAACCACAAAAGGTATCGTCCTTACGGCGCAGAAGCCAGATTCCGCTGTCATGTAAGTGAGGCCTTTTCGGATAAAAAATGTCAATGTCATTACTTGAATAACTCATTGCGTAAATACGGCGTAGATAACTTCGAATTACAGGTGTTACGCAACTGTAAAATAGAAGACGCCGACGCAATCGAATCGGAAGAAATTCTTAAACATAATTCACTATTTCCCAACGGTTACAATTTGAATACTGGAGGCAAGTCTGCTAGACATACCGATGAAAGTAGGCAACGAGTATCCGACGGGGTAATGAATTATTTTAAAGATAAGAAATTCGAACGATTCAAAGACGTTAAAATTAGGGATGATGTTGACATTGAACAATATGTGAGACCACTTAACCGCTTTGACGTTCAATACGGTTGGTATGTTTTGATAGACAGAAAGAAGGCCGACTTTGGCGGCTCCTGCATTCCATTAGAAAAAAGTAAAGAAATGGCATTAGATTTTATATTGAAGCTTAAAGAGAATTCTGTGGCAACGTGATCAAATTGCTGGAACACCCTTAGAGGATGTAATACCACTCACAAATGGAAACGTTTGTGAGGAACACGGGTAATGACCGTCAACAATGGTAATAACTTACATCATTGGGCAATCAGCAGCCAAGCTCCTAAACTCGTTATGGTAAGAGTATGGAGAAGGTTCAGAGACTAGATGGTTACGGGTCTTAAATGATGGTTTAACCAACCTGATAAGGCACAAGGTATAGTCCAATCCTGACTCGAAAGATCAGGTGGCACGGAGCCAGTAAAATATCCACGGAGATGAACATGCACATGGCCCAGAGTGTGGCCGCAGAAACAGAATTAAGACATTTGGCCGCCATCCCCTACCAGATGGTGAGCCCGTCCTCCAATGCGCCGATCATCGGCATTTACCAGGACTCTTTGTTGGGATCTTACCGTTTTACACGTCCCAACATCAAATTCAGCCCGAGAGACGCCATGAACTTGTTGATGATGTATCCTAATGTAAATACCGCTGCGCTCAAGGGTAAGAAACAGCTCACCAACTTCGACGTTTTGTCGCAAATCGTTCCGCCCCTTACCCTGAAATACAAGACCAAGCTCTTCGAGGAGGACGAGGAAGACATGGGTACGTCCAACAACGTCTTGGAGATCCGCAACGGGAAATACATTCGCGGACAGATTGAAAAGTCCACCTTGGCATCCACCACGAAAGGTATCATTCATCGGGTCTGCAACGACTTTGGTAACTTGCAAGCCGCGGATTTCATCGACAATTTACAGAACGTAGTCACGGAATACATGAAATCCAGCTCGTTCAGTGTCGGTATCAGCGATTTGATTGCCAACAGAAAAACACAGGACGCCATCATCCAGGCTATTGCGAAGCAGAAGCACGAGGTACAGACCTTGATCGAGAAGGTCCATCTCGGCATCTTTGAAAACAACTCGGCCAACACAAACATGGTCGAGTTCGAGAGCAATGTCAACAAGCAGCTCAACAAGGCCAACGAAGAGGCGGGTAAGATCGGTCGTAAATCGCTCAACAAGGACAATCGCTTCTTGATGATCGTGAATTCGGGGTCGAAGGGTACACTGATCAATATCTCGCAGATGATTTCCTGCTTGGGGCAGACCAATGTGGATGGTAAACGCATCCCTTACGGGTTCGATAGCCGCACCCTCCCGCATTTCAACAAGTTTGATGACTCGCCAGTGGCTCGTGGTTTCATCGAAAATTCGTATATTTCGGGTCTCACCGCCCCGGAGCTCTTCTTCCATGCCATGGGCGGTCGCATTGGTCTCATTGATACTGCGTGTAAGTCGGTGACGCGTGAGACACCCATCGTCTTTATCGAGAATGGTTCGCCGAAATACATGGAAATTGGTATTTGGATCGACGAGAAATTGGATTGCCAGGACAACAAGGAGAAGATTACGTATCAAACCGACAGAAACATGGAGTTGCTCAATGTCAATAATGTATATATCCCGACCACAGACGAAGATGGTGTTGTTACTTGGGGTGAGGTTACTGCAGTGACTAGACACGATCCTGGTGAACGGTTGTACGAGGTCAAGACGCAGGGGGGACGCACGGTTACGGTGGCCGAAAGCCAGAGTCTTCTTGTATGGGATACGGATAAGCGCAAATTCTTGCCGAAGAATTCCCCGGATGTCACCATCGGAGAAAGTATGCCAGTAACTGCCGAATTGTGCGCGCCACCAGTCCTGATGGACGCCATAGATTTATCTTCATATCTACCCAAGACTGAATATATTTACGGAACTGAGTTCAATAAAGCTATGAATATGATGTCTAAGGCAATGGATGGACGTAACCATATCTATCCTGGTTGGTGGAATGAAAACAATGGAACAACTTTTACACTACCTTATACAAAGAAGTCTTCCTTGCAGCGGACAAGCGTTCGGTCAAACGTGGATAATGTTAAAGATGGGTTTGTGTATCCCTACCATGCTAACCGAAAGGATACTATGATTCCTGAGATTTTCGAATTAAACGAGAAAAATGGTATATTCATCGGGTTATTCTTAGCTGAAGGCAATGCAACTACAAAAACAGTTACCATCACTAACACAAACGAAAATATTAAGAGTTTTGTAAAAGACTGGATGAACTCCTATTCGATCGAAAATGTAGAAAAATCTCGTATAAATAATGTTAATGGAACATCAACAACTATTACAGGTAACTCCTCTATTCTCTCGACTTTCCTTACTAAATTAGTCGGTAGTGGCGCAGAGAATAAATTTGTTCCAAACGAAGCGTTTGTTGCACCCGAACCGTTTATAATCGGTTTGTTGAATGGGTATTTCTCGGGCGATGGAACCGTTTCTAAAAATTCTATCGAGGTTGGTTCAGCGTCTAAGCGTTTGATTGAAGGCATTTCTATGTTATGCAATCGTTTGGGAATCTATGGTAAGATCTTCAAATACCAGGCAAAAAAGAACAATGTTGGCACAAAGAACATTAAGCCGTGTTACAGATTCACTATTCGCGCACAATGTGCCAAAGTGTTTGCTGAAAGAATTGCCCTCCTTGAAGAAAACAAAACCAAAAAAATGCAAGAGAAGAAGTGGTCTAACAACAATAACATCAATAAACAAAACAACGTGTTCTTGGATCCCATCGTGGAGATCAATGTGATCGGCACAGAAAACCATCCCAAATTGTACGACTTGACGGTACCTTCCACCCTGAACTTCGGTCTGGCTAATGGTCTACAAGTCCGTGATACCAGCACCACTGGATATATCCAGCGAAGATTGATCAAAGGTTTGGAAGATTTGCGCGTGGAGTACGATATGACGGTCCGTAACAACATGGGTAAGATCGTTCAATTTGCCTACGGCGATGATGGTTTCGATTCGACCCGTGTAGAGAACCAAATGGTGCCGCTGGTGGGGATGAGCATCGAAGACATCTATTCCCACTACGACATTATTGGTATCAACGATCAAACCGACAGCATGATCGATGTGTTTAGTAAGGGAACCCAAACTCGTATCCGTAAGCAACGCGCTGAAACCAAGGTCGAATGCCAGAAATACATCGACAAGCTCATTGAGAATCAAGAGAAGATCGTGAAGGGCGTCTTCTCGTACAAGAATGAGAATTCGGTCAAGGTGCCAGTGGCGTTCCAAAACATCATTGCCAACATCCAGGGGCAGATGTCGCTGAACTCCAATTCGACGGTGGACATTACACCCCTGGAAGCATTCCAGCTGATCGACGAATATTTCAATAAACTCAAGAACATCCGCTACGCACCGCCGACTCCGCTATTCGAAATCCTCTACTTCTTCTACTTGACGCCCAGAGATTTGCTGGTCAATAAGCGCTTCCATCGCGCAGCACTCACCCTCTTGTTAGAAACGGTGGTTCTCAAGTATAAGCAGGCGATTGTCCATCCGGGTGAAATGGTGGGAGTATTGGCAGGTCAGTCACTGGGCGAACCCACTACGCAGCTGAGTGTCTTACGCAGCGAAAAGATTAAGCTGGTCAAGGTGAACAAGATGACCAAGGTCCCGGAGATGGTCTCGGGCGAAATCGGGGCATTGTGCGACAGCATCATTGAGCGACTCCCAGAATACACGTTCGACACGGGCCATAAGGATAGTGTGGAGACCATTTTGGAGCCTCTGGACGACGAATATTACATCGTTGGTGTCGACGAGAAGGAAAAGACGCATTGGAATAAGATCTCCCATGTGAGCCGCCACATTGTCAATGGAGACATGATCCGGGTTACCACGAAGAGTGGTCGTACGGTTGAGACGACTATGAGCCATTCTCATCTTATCCGTAAGGACCAGACGGTTCAGCCGATCTTGGGATCTGACATGACGGTGGGTATGCGCATCCCGGTAGCGAAACACATCGATAATGCGTTTGTGCGCGATTCGATCGATATTGCGGGTAAAACATACAAGCTCGATCGTCTGTTCGGGTGGTTCATTGGCGCCTATTTGGCCGAGGGGTGTTTGATCAAGAAGAAGGGTAAAATGGAAGCAACAGGTACCATCTCTATTTCCAACGTTTCGGATTATTATATCGATTGTGTCAACTTATTTGCTGCGCGTTTCGACAGAAACTGCAGAACAGTATCTAAAACAAACAAAATCAATGGTAGCGATAAGGAATACACCAATGCGGATACCTCATTTACGTTCAAACCGTTAGCTGACCTCATCATGAATACCTGTGGCACCGGGTCTTTCGTGAAGCGTGTTCCCGATTTCGCGTTCTTAGCACCACAAGAATTCAAGGCGGGACTTCTGTCGGGTTATTTTGACGGCGACGGTAACTTTATGTCCGACAAGTTGCATCACCAAATACGCGTTTGCAGCCGTAGTAGTCAACTCATCAAAGACATTTCATTGTTGTTGGGCTATTTCGATATTTTCGGTTCGCTACATAAAGCTTATAGAAACGGCGATTATTACTACAATTTGGCGATTTCTCCAAAATACGCTCCTATTTACCTCCAACATATTGGAACCAACCTGCATTCCGAGAAACTGAAGAGCTTAGTCGATTACTCTGGCAGAGATAATGTCCATAGTTTACGTGAGGACATCGACAAGATCAATGGACTGGGAGAGTTGATTTCCAAGTGCGGGAAAGCATTGGAGTTACCCGGTCAAAGCCGCAACTACCGTAGATGGGAGAAGAAGGACGCGATCGGGAGAAGCACATTGGAAAAATACATCGACGTGTTCGAGCACCACGAAAAGTCGAATTTGGTGGCCAACGAAATCTCTATTTTGAAACAGGCTGCATCATCGGGTGTGGTTTGGGACGAGATTGTGGAGATTGAGAGATACACACCCGAACAAACCGAATATGTCTACGATTTTACTGTTCCAGGCAATCAAACTTTCATGACTGATTATGCAGTCATTATTCACAACACATTGAACACATTTCACTTGTCAGGGGTAGCTAGTAAATCTAACGTTACTCGTGGTGTGCCCCGCATTGAGGAAATTCTCCGTCTCACCAAGAATCCGAAGAACCCGTCCCTCACGGTCTATCTCAAGCCATTGGACGAACTCGACAAGGACCGTGCTGCGCAATATTCAAAAATGTTGGAGCATACGAAGCTGGTAGACATTGTCAAGTCCGTGCAAATATGCTTTGACCCGAGTGATCGCAACACCACGATCCTCGACGACAAGATCTTGATGGAGCAATACTACGAATTCGAAGAGATGATGGAAGAATGCATGGAAACCACCTTCGACAACACCACCGCCAAGTCGCGATGGATCATCCGCATGGAGATGGACGCCGAGTCTCTCTTGGATAAGAACATTACCATGGACGACGTACATTTTGCGATTAGCAATGGTCACAACAGCGATATTTCGTGCATCTATTCCGACTACAACGCAGGCAACTTGATCTTCCGGATTCGCCTCAATAGCAGCGTGTTCAACAAGAGCAAGAAACAAAAGGGCATTCCGGATACGCTGGACCAGAGCGACGAGATCTATATGTTGCGTAATTTCCAAGAGGCTCTTCTGAATAACATCGTGCTTCGCGGTATCGAGGGTATTCGTAATGTCACCCCCCGAAAGCTGCAAAACAATGTGATGAAGGAAGAGGGCAAGTTCGTGCAAAAAGACGTATGGATCTTGGATACCACCGGCACCAATCTCATGGAGATCATGGCCCTGGATTTCATCGACGGCTATCGCACATTCAGCAACGATATCAAAGAGATCTTCGATGTGCTCGGCATCGAGGCGGCCCGACAAATCATTTACAACGAGTTCTATGACGTCATGGAGTTCAGTGACGTTTATATCAACTACCACCACCTCAGCTTGCTCTGTGACCGCATGACCAGCACCAAAGATATGGTCTCGATCTTCCGTTCGGGCATCTTGAACGACGACATTGGCCCTATCTCCAAAGCCACCTTCGAGGTTCATACGGAAGTGCTGTTGGACGCCTCGCGTCATGCCGAGGTTGATTATGTCCGCGGAGTCAGTGCCAATGTGATGTTAGGACAACACTCGCTCATCGGTACCAACAGCTTCGGTATCGTGCTCGATATGGAGAAGATGCGGGAGATCGATAGCGCGGAGTCGAATACGAAGGATGCGAACAAGGAGATGGAAAAAATGTTTGGTGGATTGCAAGACCCGTCGGATACCTGCGGTAAAGGTAAGGTGGAGATAGTCAATAATCTCTCATTGATCAAGCGGGAAGAGAACAACAAATGCGGAGACGACGGCTACGACCTCGGATTCTAATAAGGGAAACCTACGGTTTCCCTTAAACCCTTCCCTTAAACTGGTAAGGGTCTTTTGTTGATACTTTTGTAAATTATCTTAACAAAAATGTTAATATAATTTTTTACGATTCTCCTTAAAGCGCGAATGTAAAGGTGGTTTACAAGGATCAATCACCGTTTAAGGGAAGGGGTCGCAGGGGAAACCGTAGGTTTCCCTGCTCCGTCGGTTCCCCTACTTCGTACACGATGTTCTTCACATATTTATTTTTATTATACGACTCCAAGCTATCAAAATAGGCGTCATTGAGAACCGACGCCAGTACCAGCACCTCGTCGTCGTTGATCATAAACTCCACGTTCGTGATGTTCAGGTAGCGTCGGGGTTCCAGCATAAAAAGCTGTATACGTTTATACCGTACCAACTCGTCCGCCGCTCTCATAAAATAATTCGTCTCGTTGTCCGTCCCGCTGATCAAATGCTTACTAGGAATGCACATCTTATCTTTTTTCATTAAACAGTAAGACCGTACATCGCAGTTCGTGGTGCAATCGATCGCTTTCGCCAACTTCCGCTGCACATTAGCGTCCATCTCGTCGACAAAGATCACCGCGTTCTTAGTAAGATTACGTAACAAATTATTCGTCTTCTTCACCTTGACCGTATACAAGTATTGCGGGTTCTCCAGCACATCCACAATCTGTTGGCGGATCTCGCGGTTCAAATAATCGTTCAACAAATTACGTATGATACTCCGGAACGACGTGTAAAATTGGGTTTCAAGAGCAATGTTACGCACCGTATTCACCCGCTCATTGTCAGTCCCGCGGCCCGTGGTCAGCTCGCTCTCCGCCGCCAAATAGTTCTTATAGCCCGCCGCATTCGTCGCAGGTATGCCGTCCTCGATCAGATTTTCCGCAGGGGGATCCACAAATACAAACTGGTTCGTCTCGGTCAGTAGCCCCACGATCAGGCCGTCCTCTACCACCTTGAGTAGTGGCTTACACCTTATTGCACCGTTCGTGCGTCTATTTATTCGGATAAATTGGTCGCGGGTAGTCACATAATCTACCCATTCGACCCCGTCTATGTAAATCTTCGGAATATCTTTCGACTCGGACGACGGAAAGCAGGGTAAAAACAACGGTTTGTTCGAGATCTGTTCGTCCACCGTGACCAAGAGGCCGATGATTTTACCGCGGTAGTCCATCGCCTGGGCCGCCACCGAGAACCCCTGTTCCGTGGCAATGCGAATCAAGTCGGTCGCCGAAATGTTCTCCCTATATTCGTAGACACGCGGCCGTTTATGGATCGGTTTACACTTCTGGTCCATGGTATCGATCACCGTACTAAAAATGCGTTGGAGTTGTCTCAATTCGAAGGATCCGGTCGTCTTCGTGAAAATCTTGACCGGGGGTAAGGGGTACTCCTTGTCCTTGTCCTCGTACAGGTAGATCGGCTCATAAAAGTCGTTATGGAGTAACAGCAAAATCGTGCCGCGATCCTTAACATAAATATTGTTGGAATACGCAGAGGTGGGGCAGAGGAGTTCTACATCGTCGGTCACGTCGTTGTCGTAAATTCTTAAAATCACCATGTTGATACCTCCGTCAAAGAGGGGGGATGTGGGCGATGCGATCAAATCCCATAAGTAGGTATGGTCGATCATGGAGTCAGGGTCGTTCAAATACGCTATGAAATTTTCGTAGGACGACACAGTGTCTTGGAGAAACCGGTATTGGGCCGGAATGTCGAGGCGGATGCTCTGGTAAAACGCCGTTTCGCTGTATTTCTCCACCGTTAAATCGTCCACCAGGCGCCGGCTTGGTTTAAATATAGACACCAACGATCCGTTATGAAGCCGCAGATAAATATCCAGTGTCACCAATTGGGTAAGGATGGTACGCATCTCCGCAATCGAGGGCAGGGGCATATTATGGTAATAACTGTAAATGTCCGCCACCACGGCCACAAACGATTGATGCTGCGATACCTCTACCCCGTAACGTAACAGGGGACGTTTATGCGGCTGGATCAGTGCTGGGTTATTTTTCACGACAAACTTGCTGTTGTCCGTATGTAAAAATAACTCTACGGATAAGGGCAAGAACCCCCATCTATATTGGGGCACCGGCACACGCTCGACACCAAAAATGTTGACCTTTCTACGCTGGCGCTCTGCATCGACGACCCGGGGCTCCTTCTTAGACTCTGTTTGCGGTGCGGGGGTGGCGGTCTGCATGGGCTTACCGTCGGGTCCCATTTTCTTGACGCTCTTTCCCGTATTGGGGTCGACATCGACTACATAATTATCGGTGAGACCACACTGTTGGCGGCGGCGTTGTTGTTCGATGGGGTTTTTCATGTTGTACGACGACCACTTGTTGTAACAGCACGGCAGACACAGTCCGTCGGGATGCGAATGTTCGGGCTTGAACCCGGGGGAATGGTAGATGTACTCGCCCTTTTCGTTTTTATGGTATTTATCGTCGGTGAACTCGTAGATGTAGTGCCCGGGCGGCGGGGCCTTGGCGTTGTTGGGGATTATCTTTCCGCCGCATTCGCCGCGCGCTACCTCCTCTTCCGTCATGGGGGTATTGTTCTTTAAACACCAATAGCGTGGGCAAATGTACCAATACGGATTTTGGGGGTCAGTGCCATACTGTATCGCGTTGGTGTACGATCCCGGGTGCTCTTCGTCGATCCTCTTCTTTTCTTCGTCGGTCAATATCACCGGTTGGAGGCTGACGTTGGCGGGGCAAATCCGGGAATAAGAACTGAATTTGCCCTGTTTCTTGGTTAATATGAGGGTAGGTTCGCGCTCCTTGATACGTTTGGTAAAGATGTTGGACTTCTCTTGTTTCGCTTCTACTGGGGGGCGGTCTAGCTTTTTTCGGGCACCACCCTCCTGGTCTTCCGGGCTGGGTGAGGGTAAAAAACGGTCGTCTTCCTCGTCATCTTCGTTTGCTACTTCGTTTGCCTCTGCATCTTCTAGTTCCTCTACTTCGTTTGCTTCCGGTTCTACACCCCCATCTTCTCCGTCTACTTCGTTTGCCTCTTCCTCGTCGTCGCTCGGTAAATACTTGTCGTCTCCGTCCTCATCCTCTTCTTCGTCGCCTTCCTCCTCCTCTTCGGCAAACACGAGCGGCTCGATCACAATCGGCGAAACTGCCAACACATTTTCTACCGGAACCTCTTGGGCCACACTCGTGCTCTGTTTCGAGCTCTTACTACAAAACCCCGTCATTCGACTAATAAAATCGCCTTCTATCGTGTCAGGGAACTGGGTGACCCTTAATATCGTATCAATGTACACATGCAGCACCTCAATGAAATCCACCGAATTAATCTTCGTCACTTTAACAATCAGTTTATCGTCAAACGGCGATTTGTTCATCGTCAACGGGAACCCGGGGTTATCCGCAATGTCCATGTTCTTATTCACATATTGCCCCTGGATCCGAATATGGTCATTGAAATAGTTCACCACCTCTTTCAAGGCCGTCTCGCGGTCCATCGTAAAATTAATCGTCAGTGCACTGATAATCTCCTCCTGGCTATTGGTTTTACGGAACACCTCAGTAATCAAGGACGCAATAGCCGTCATCTTCTTATAGTTGTCCACCCGCACGAACTGCATATTAATCTGTTTCGATAAATCGAGCTGCGTATCCACGATGTCAAATAGCTGTGTTAAACAACCCAAATACCCCGTCAATTTAAGAGGTCGTTTCAGGTTGATTTTACAATTATATTCCAACTGTATTATCTCTACGTGGGGGTCGGACAACCTATCGAACAAACGGAACGTGTACCCCGACCGCTCTAAAAACTGATTGATGTTGATCAAGATCGGGTTCACCACATTATAAATAATCGTCTCCAGGTCATTCACCGAAATCGCTCTAGCAATGTTACTGCTACGGATGCGCAAGTTGCCGTTGTATTCAAAGTCCATGTACAGCTCGTAGACATCGTAGTGGATGAGCAACGAGATTTGACGCAGTTTCCCGGTGACCTTGTTCGCGCCATAAATCTGACTCTTCTTCAGGAAGGGGATCTTCTTCCCATTTTTAGCGATCTCTTCGGAGTAAAAGCGGAACATGTTCTCGCGGCGTAATCCGGGGTTGTATTTTATGTACGGTATTTGTTTTATGGCATGTATTTGTTTAAAAATGATATCGAGTGGTAACGGCACATCGAAATCCGGGTGGAGCACGATATCAAACGCCTCAATGCCCCGATTCGAGTACGGCAGGTTCGTTTGGCGATTATAGTAAATATCGTAAAAAATATCGATGGTGTCGAAGGATTGCAGCGTAGCAGGGGTCATCAGCTTCTTGGTCTGCTCGATAAGCGTCTGTTGTTTTTCTAAAAGGGTCGGTAGGTCTGTGATCTCCTTTTTACGAAGCAGTGGGAAATACAGGTCGATTAAGTATTCCGGGTCGATGGTATGTTCATTGGCATATTCGAGAACATCCTTCGCCAAACAAACATATATCACGTTTTCTTCCAATTTACCATAGTTCATCAATAAGTGGTTCTCAAAAACATACAATTCATTCTTTTTATTACGCAGGAACACAGGTTCTCCATCCCCCGACAAAACATCAAAGGGATTTCCAGGAAACAACCATTCGAACGTCTTTGAGAACTTTTGCCCGAGGGGGGCCGATATCACATATTCGTCCTCTTTGGGTAAAAATTTCAACAGCTCTTCGTAGGAGATGGTGTCGTTCACCTCCTCGCGTATCTCGGCGATGGAATCTACCTTCAAATTGAATAAAAATTGGCCCAAGGTTCTCTTATCCAGATCACCCGAAATGTTCTCCAATTCCTGTAATTGACGTTCCAGGCGGGTCTTGGCTCTTGTGGCGGGAGCAACACGATCCCCCTTCATTTGCTGATAGGCAGTGAGTAGAGAGATATTTTCCTTGCGATTCACGAATAGATATATTTCCTCGTAGGATATGTTATTGACACCATATTCGTGAATAATTTTTTTCTTGATGGTCCGTACCGAATCGTCTGTGTGGATCTGTTGTAAGCTATGGTGGAAAACGGGCGGCGGGTCCATGGCATTTATATCGGCGCGCTCCTTCTCATCGCTAAATAAATGAATTTTAATTTCGTCTTCGGACATTGGTTTTGATCTGCCCCCAAACACGATATACTGTTGTGGATTACCATGAGAATCCAGAATGCAGACAGTATATTTGGTTTTTTCTGGTACTATTACGGTTGATTCTTTTGATTCTTCGGGCTCCATCCTATATACATTTTGTTGCGATTTTTACATGGGGTAGAGAACCTGATCCAATTTTTCGCATCTCATAAAATACCGGTTCATAGTATAATGAAAAAAGCCTTATTGATCGGCATCAATTATTACGATATTTCGGGCATAACTCTTAAAGGTTGCATCAACGATATCATCAATATGCGCAATATGCTGATCGACGCCTACGATTACGAACCGAACAACATTACTATGTTACGCGACGACGACCCGCCGAAGTTTGCCCTTCCCACCCACAATAACATATACGATCGCATTGTCACTCTCGTCTTAGAATCCGTGGATTTAGAAGAAATTTGGCTGCATTACAGCGGCCATGGTTCTCGATTACAAAATCAGAATTCTGAATACTCCGGGGAAATTTTGATTCCCGTGGATTACACTACGGAAGGATGTATTACTGATGGAGAACTTTACGACATGATACGACGTATCCGATGTCGCGCGATCCTGACATTTGATTGTTGTCATAGTGGTACTGTTTGCGACCTCCCATGGACGACCCAATACGACTCTGGAAAAATGGTTACTACTCGTATCAACAGTGCGAAAATAAACAATCCGTACATCTTTATGTTGAGTGGATGCAAGGACGACCAGACTAGTGCGGACACCACGAATATGTTGGATCAACGTATGGGTGCATTTACTAACGCACTCACCGAATGCTTGCGTAATTCGCACCATACTACGACCATCGTGACTTTACATAAAAGTATTTGTGAATATTTGTTGAAAGACGGATATAGTCAAATACCGATCTTATCCTCCACCGTGGAGAACCCGGACCATATTATCGCAAAAATTCGCCCCCAAATCCACGATTTTTTGTGGGAAGAAGAATTAGACAACCATTGTCCCTGCCCACCACCACCGACACGCAACACGTCCATCGATGGTACTGTTCACGGCAATCGCCGACTGAAACACCAATATAAATTGGGGGATTTTATCACACATAATGGCACACATCTTTTTCAGAACAGTAAGGAAGCTGTCGAACGAAGCTTTTTACCCATCATTTCGTCGGGGGACTCGGTGTCTACACCGTCGGTGAGTACCATAACCACCGGAATATCCAAAATGGCTCGGCACTACTATAGCAGGGAAACCGTAGGTTTCCCCCGCACCCCCTTCCTTTGAATAGTAAAGGATCTTTGAAATTATCTTAACAAACTGGTTAAGATAATTGGTTTACAATTTAAGGGAAGGGGTCGCAGGGGAAACCTACGGTTTCCCTGCTTAGGCATCGTAATAAGGATTATCCGAAATCGTCATCGAGCAATACTCCTGCGGTTTTTGTTTATAATCTACCGGCTGGTGTATTCCCGCCTCCTTCGCCTCTTGCAGCAAAAACTTAAAGTTCTCCCAAAACTCGCTTTTATGACCTATCGATTTGCTCATCACATGCGACAATTCGTGTATCGCCACGAACGTCAGGGTATTGATATCAATCAGGCGACTATTGTCCTGTTTCGAGCGATTCAGGCAGAACGCAATCTTCTCCCCCTTGTTCTCGCTATACGCAGTATATTCGCTCGTCGGCAAGGTCTCTACTACCTTTTTAGGGTTGAATCCTTTCACCAGTCGTCGGACACGTTCGTCGTTCGGGTACTTTTTATCTACGTAATCCACCAGCGCTTTACATTTTTCGGTAACTTTGGCCAACAAATCCACTGCTTCCTGCATGCGAGAACGTTCTCGGACACAATACTTGTCACCATCCACTGTAGAAACAATACATTTTAATTGAAATTCGTCGGAATTACGATAATACATGATCACGCTCACGAGCACTACGAACCCTATTAGGGAGTATCCTAAAATATCGTATTTGCTCATCTCCTTATAGAATCGCGCGATTTTATTTGGATTTACAGTTACAATGTTGTAATTGTAAATAGACCGATTTAACGCTTGCCTTGAGCGGGCTTCTGGGCCATCTGGGCCATCTGGGCCATCATGTTCTGCGCACCCTCCTTGGTAACTGGGGGCATAGCAGGAGCCATCATTCTCATTGACGCCTGCCAGACCAGCTTGTGCGTGAAGTGGAAGATCAGCGCAAACACGACCGCGTGCGTGGCCGCCACTACCATCTTGCTTCCCTTAGGAGGGAGGCTCAGGAGAACACCGGGGGTGAGGACGAAGAAAAGAATAGCGATGTAGATTGAGACAACCCAATTCATATTTAATATAAATAATCAATACATTTTTTTGGGGGAGAGGAGAAAGAAGAAGGGATCGGACAATCATCGAATGGTATTCAGGCGCTCGATTACGTCTAAAGAAGGCAATTTTTCACTCAATATACAAATGCACATGTTCTCCCGAATGAAATATTTTTCTATTACAGCGCGGATGTCGTCCAACGTGATGTCTTTGATATAGGTCTCATAAATATCTTTGTACGGAACTATCTTGTCCGACCCCTTAAATATGAGTTCTTCGCCGTTATAACGCGTCTGCACCACGATGTCTTGTAAACCCATTAAAAACGCACCTCGATAGTTCCCCTTGGCGGTTTCCAATTCTTCTTTCGTCACGCTCTTCTTGATCATATCATCTATAATTTTAAACAATAAGGGTAGCACACCAGGTTCTCCTTTACCGTGGAAAAATAGGTTTTCAGCACGGGTTTTTGTACTGAAAACGAAATCCCCCAAATGTTCGTAGTAATCAGTCGATGTTAACGCTCCGTAAACGAGCCCTTTCTGTTCCCTTAAAATCACCATGAGACGTCCGTTTAATCCGTTACCCATGATCCGCGACAACACGTTCAAAGCATATTTGTCTTTCGAATTACGTCCGCATGTTCTAAACCCAATTCTCACCTCGGTATTCGAGACCCCCCGTTTTTCTATCAATTTATACTGTGGTTCTCTAGATAGCCGTATTCCGTGGTGTATCACAGGTTCTCCCCCGTGTCGCCGCGCCTTTTTGGTGAACAAGGTGTTTTTAACAATACGATCAACCTCTTTCAACGATAAATTGGAAACGGTGCTCAGGAACATCCGGTCAGGGTTATAATGCGTATGATAAAACTTTACCACATCCTTATATTTAAGAGTATGGGGCGTATGGTATCTGAGAACATCGACAGGTTGCTCGTAAGAGCTGCCTCGATAAAGCATTTCATCCGCGCTATCTTCGACAATGATTTCGGGGTCGTTCTCATTGTTATTGTTCTCCTCCACCACCACCTTCTCCTCTTTGTTAAACTCTTTTTCGTTGAACGTGGAATTCAACAGCATGTCTCCCAGTATCGCTAAACAGTGATGTACGTAGTCGTCTTGGCATTTCACCGTGTAGCAGGTGTAGCGCTTTTCGGTGTACGCGTTGAAATACGCTCCGATTTTAGAATATTCCTGAAAGATTTCCCGCGATTTTATGTTGGGGGTGCCCTTGAAACACATATGTTCGATAAGGTGACAGGCGCCCCGCATACCGTCACACTCGTGCACAGAACCGACATCGCAAAATATATGTAAGGTGGTGAGGGGTAGCGCGATCTGCGATTTTTCGTAAACCGTGCGAAAACCGTTCGGATATGTTTTCACCGTGACCGGCATGTAATATAACTTTCTTAATCTAATAGTTATATTACAGTGTTATTTTGTAGGCTTAACGGCAGCCAGCACCAATCTCTAAAGGAACACGGCCCACGTCAGGCTCAATGGTGCTCTGGTTCCAGGGTCCCACGTCGGCCTTGCTGATGATAGGGTCCGAGCGCAATTGCAAGTTAGCATTACGGAGGGACTGGCCAATCGTGTCGAGACCAATGTGGTAGCCGGCCTGGAGGAGGTCAGGCATCAAGATGTCGCCCTGGTTCATCGAGGTGGGGTTCAACGCCGCCCATTGGCTGTTGGCGTCCTTGGGGAGCAAATCCGCGGGGTTCGCACCGGCCTTGGCAGTGTAACCCGCGGGACCAGCTTGCGAAGCCGCAGAGGGGGCGGGGGCAGGACCCGCTTGCGCAGGGGCAGGGGCTTGCGTGGGGGCGGGGGCAGCCGCTGAAGGGGCAGAGGGTGCAGGCACCGATCCGTCGCTCATACGGTCCACGATCATGGACTTGGAGCCAGAATAAGAGTAAAGCGCCCACGCTAAAATAAGAAAAGCAACTAATATGATGATGCGTTCTTTGGTGAAAAACTTGGAAAATCCACTCATAGCCTTTTTAAACATTCTGTATATAAACGGCGGATAAAATTATTTTATTGTAAATAGCATTATGCTTCTATGTTTGTTGATTCGAGAACCTGACTGGGGGAGGTTCTCCTTAATTTCCTATTTGAGCTAAATATTTGGGGTTTCCTCGCCATCCTCATCCTCATCGTCCTCCTCATCGTCGTCGTCATCGTATTCGTCCTCCTCGTCATCATCGTCGTCCTCCATATCTTCCAACAAATATGTATTCTTAATTCTCTTTGCTTCTAAATAAGCCGACAGTGCTAAATCTCTCGCTGCCTTCGCCTTCTTTTTGGCCTCCCGGTACATTTCGTAGTAAATATTGTCACGTTTCTTAATCAACATCGGTTCATTGTCGGTGATCTTTTCTAAATTAAACTCGACTTCCTCCAACTCTTGTGGGTCCCGCACAACCTGCGTTACCTGTGTTTCCATTGGGTCCTGTGTTTCCGTTGGTTCCTCTTGAGAACGCGATTCTTCCTCTTTGGGTGGTTCGTTGACTGCATTGATCGATTCGACCGGAACGGGCGCTGGTTCAAGCTCCACTTTGTTCTCGACACCATCCGTGATCTGGAGCACTTCATTCCGACTGTCCAGGTTCTCATTGACCACCTCATTGACCACCTTCAAGGGTGTGGTACCGGTACGAATAATACATTTTTCGAACATGTTGGTCGGGGCCAGCACCATCATCTGCTTCAGTTCAATCTCGATTTGGAAACTTTTAGACGAGCATTTGATACCTTGGACCTCTAAGATGGTCATCACATTGGTATTCTCATTGATCGTTTCATAATCCTGCTCCGTCTCGTTTTCGTCGTAGATTTTCAAGGTGGGTTTTCCTAAAACTGTGGTGATGTTTGTTCTCACAATATAGTATTTACCCGATTTGAACAGCTTCAGTGGCGAAGTGAAATAGTTCTCGATGTCATGCAAATCCATTTCGCCATCAAACCATTTCTCGCGGTTCTTGTAAATGTACTGTTGGCAGTAATTTTCTAAATTCTCCATCCACCGAATGAAATCCTCGTTCTCGTTCGTGAACAACAAGTCGGAATAAAACCGTTTACCCACCCCCGGCTTCACAATACCCTGCCGAGTTTTACATTTAGGTGGTTGAATATAAAGCGGTTGGTTTTTCACTAAACAACGTATGAAATAATTTCCCCCGGCAATCGACGTCGGTTTCGTCATGGTCAGGTTCTCGAAATTAAATGTATCATTCGTAGCAAAAATCTCCATTTATAGGGGGGATACAAAATTATTAACAGGATTTAGCGAGACGATGGCTCGTTAATAAATTATGTACAATAATAGACGGTGATAGTAACAGTAGTTATCGTAATGGCCAAGAGTATCCGGGACGTATTCGTCACTTTTCTACAAGACGAAGATATACGCAAAGACCTCAAAGAGACGATTAAACCTATTATCGAAATTATGTACAACGAAATCTATGTTTATCTATGGCTATTGTGCTTTTATAGCCTATTCCTTTTTTTCATTGTTTTAGCAATATTAGTGATTTTATTACGTTCTCAATCCCTCGCTGTACACAAAATATATTCGTAATATATATATGGTACACACGCGTAATCACACGGCTAAGCATCGCAAGAGAGCTGCGAAGGGCAGCTATAAAAAATTGGTATTGAAGGGTATTATTAAGGGCGGAGATGCGTCGACCTACGCTACGGCGGTGTACGGCGCGCCCGAGCAACAGCACGCGATTAGTGATAGCAACAATGTCATCGCGACGAATACGGTGCCTTGCGGCCAGACGGGGGGTGACGCGGTTCCTGCTGCGGATGTGACCTCGATGAGCCCGGCGGCAATTGACGCTGCCCTGGCCCCCGAGCCCGTCCCTATGCAGGGCGGGTCGGCGGACCCTGCCCCCCATGTGGTCTCGGGTGGTGTGGCTCATACGGCCGCCCCCCATGCTGCGGCTCATGCGGTGGCCGCACCCCCTGTTCATCAGGCCGGAGGAAAGCGTATCAACCAGCGCGGTGGGTTGTTGACCGATTTAGCGGTCCCTGCCGTTTTGCTCGTGGCTAACCAGGCCATGACCAAGCGTCGCCGCAAGTCGGGCAAGAAGAGCTACAAACAACGTAAGTACCGCAAGTATCGTAAGTAAACTACGCGGTCTTTGTAAATTATCCTAACTTATTATGTTAAGATAATAATAGTAAAAATACCTGTTATGGAGAACCAAACAATCGTCCAGGTTCCGTACAATAACAACGCATTGAAAAACGACATCACCCTCTGGATTACTTTAGAGAACCAATTAAAAATCGTCCACGAAAAGACCAAGAAAATGCGCGAAATGAAACAGGGGGCCAGTGAACGTATTTGTAATCACATGAAAATGGCTAACGGGGCTCGGAACAAAATTAAAATAAAGGATGGAGAACTGAACGCCGAGATACGTTTATACGATAAAAAGGAATATTCGCCGCTCACTTTCACCTACATCGAGTCCTGTCTTAAAAAAATCATACATGACGAAGAACAGGTCGAATACGTGATCCAATTTTTGAAGGAAAATCGCGAAGTAACAAGTTCTCCAGATATCCGTAAGGTCATGTGTTAGCCATACCATCTGTGGTTTCAGGACCGTTTGGTAAATTTGCGTTTATTGTTAGTCTCCTGTTTTCGCTTCTTCAGTGAATTCTTTTTGGACACGCGCATAACAACATTACTCAATAACCGACCAAACTCGTTCTCCTCGATGGGTCCCGCGTCCTTCGTCTTTCCCGGCGCGACAAAGCAGTTGACATGTTTCTTAGATAAAAATAGCCCGACCGGCACCCCCAAACCATCAAATCGAGAACCTGCTGACTTTTCGGAGATATCGATATTATCTACGGATCCCCCTAAACGTTTCGTGTTGGTTTCGTTATACGTCACGATTTTATTCAACGGGTAGATAGAAGCCACTAATTCGTCATCCTTATTTTTCAAAAATTCCAGATTATCTATATAATTCATACGATCAATATACATTATCCATACAAAATTACAGGTTGGTTAGTACTCGGACCATTGGGTACGATCAAAGGAGTTCAGTACCAATAAATTACCCATGTTCTGCCGCCAATAGTTCACCTTATGGTTGATGGCCACATCTTCCTCGCTGCGGGGGATATTGATATCCTTGTTCGCCGCCATGCGATCTAAATCGGCCTGGGACGGCGGCGGCTTCTTCCCGTAGCAATTCACCCCGAACCTTAAAAGCGGGTTGGCAAAATACCCCCCGTTGACACCCGGGCGCCCACAATCGTTTTTACGGTTCTTGGTCTGTTGCAACTTGTTCCATGTGTCTTTCTGCGTAGGGAAAAACGCCATTTGCCCGTCCGACCATCCGTAATTACACCATTCCGCCCCGTTATTATATGCATCCTCAATCTGGTCGTAGGTAGCCAATTTCGCCCCGTACGCCGAACATATCGATTGCGCGTCGTCATACGTATATAAATTATTCGCAATGTTGAACACCTCGTCCTTCTGTACCGGTTGGGATAAGGTTACATTACCCGTTATAGCGTTACCGTGCACCTGGGACACCTGGGAAACTTGAGGCATAGGCACCGGCCGAAACCGGTCCAGACCCACCGAATCCGACACCAAGTCCACGAAAGACACCAACAAAACATACTTAAAGAAATCCACAAACACAATGATAATGAGGGTCGTCCACCCCACGGTCTCCAGCAACGACACGACCGCGGGTTTCGTGTCCGGTGCCATCGGGATCTGTAACAAACTAATCAAAACATAGAGCCCGATCAACAAGAATGCGGTGGAAAAGATGGAAATCGGGTTCTCGACATACTGCGTATATGTGCCTATCACGTTCTGGTACACCATCTCCCTCGTAGACTCCGTGTTATTAAAATACGTTACAAACAGGAATATAATTAGCGTTACCAAGACGATGAAATCGATACCACGGCTCAAACGAATCGAATAGTTGGATGCATCGACCGGCCTTTTAAACACCAGATTCATTAAAAAATACACCAGCACATATATTGCTAAAAACCAGAGTAGAAAAATATAATTCGTTTTATTAAAAATCAGTTGCATCAGGTCGGGGTATTTATTGTCTTGTTGCGGCGCATTTTCGATCAATTCTATTACGATTTTGTCGCCGGTATTACTGTTATTATTTGGGGAACTCATCAATTATATTATAGCAAGTTATTTTTTTTACGATAAAAGAGACAGTAAGCCGCTGGGGTAATAATCGTATTTTCATCCGAGACGATCTCGACATGACTATCATTACAATGCAACCATTGGTTCTCGGCATTCTTCACAAAAGCCGTATAATGCCCCCCCAACACCCCACCCATGTGATTACAAATCCCGTACAAATCGTATCGGTAAGACGCCGCGTTGTACCCCCTCACGTATTTAGATAAATCCAGGTCGGTCAACGGGAAATGGATCTGCGAGTTCAGCTTTTGCCGCCCGTCCGGACTAAACCGTTTCAAGACAATCACCAGGATTTTGGGGAAATTCCAAAACGAGATCTGTTTCTTGACGTTTTCCTTCTGTTGGGTCCCCTCGTTGTACCACGCGTTCTCCCCCTCCAAGTACTCGGGGTGGCAATACATATCGAAACAGGAGATGAGGTCCGGGAGTGGTCGGCCCGCCATCGGATCCCAGACCGGCAGGTCCAGGATGAAGAAACTCTCCGGCTTCACCGAATGAATCGTGTTGTCGGCGATCGAGATGATCTCGGACATATAAATGCCGTAAAACAGGTCCATGATCTCCGAATACTCTTTGGTATAGGTGTCCCTCAACATCTCGTAACACACCGTCGCCATCTTATCTGTATTGGTCTCGGTTTTGCCCGAGATACGAATGTTGACGCCCCTGGAAATACTATTATGTACACACTCAATAAAAAACAGCAAAAATTCGGGCATGTCGTTCTGCACCCAACCCGTAAACATCTCCTTATTCTTGACTTTGGCAATATCGTGTATATTGTAGACAAATCGGTTGGGGGTGACCACTCCGTTACCACTCCACATCACTGTGCGTAAATCGTCCCATTCGATCAATATCTGGACATCCGCGTGATCTCGTTTTAGCACTGTTTGGTACTTATCTGAGTCTAAAAAATGGTTTAATTCAAACGTATTGCTTAGCACTTGCATGCAGGAATTCAAAAAACAGGTATTACCTAGGTTCTCTAATCCTACTTTGCCTTTTTCTTTATACTTGGTCAAATCCATTTATTTTTTATGTTTCTATAAATACCTTGGTATATTATAAGGAATTATCTTTATATTCGTAAAACAAATGGATAATAATAACAATGTGAATGCGGATCCTGCAGTGAGCGCGTTAGAAAACGAATTACAAAACTTGATCGACGAAATGTTGCGTTCTCCCCCACAGAACCCGTGGATCCAATTTTCATCGCAGGGGGGCGGGGAAAGTCTCCTCAACACACTTCGGTCCCGTGGCTCGGCCGGGGCCGGGGAGGACCAGGTATCGTTGGAAATGTTACGTGATATACTCGTCGTTTGTAATGCCAATATTGCGGAATACAACGCTAACGTGGCCAATGCCGTGCAACTTTTACAAAATATATTTAATATCCGCCAAATAGGACGCCCCATTGATCTGTCCAATCCGAGCCCTTCTCAACCGCTCGTGCCGAGAACCGCCCCCGACAATCATTTGTTTTCTTATATGTTGTATCGCCCCACGATCCAACAGCAAGAGGCGGCGAATCTTCGACGATTTTTTCAAAACATTGTCATTCGACCTACCCCTGAACAAATCGACGCTGCGACCGAACTGATCACCTACAGCCCCACCATGGAGAACATTAGTACGTGTTGCCCGATTACCTTGGACGATTTTCAGGAGGGGGATGTGGTGCGCCAAATACGACACTGCCGTCACACCTTCAACGAAGCGGCCATACAAAATTGGTTTCAATCCAACGTGCGGTGCCCGGTATGTCGGTACGATATACGCGAATATACCGCTGGCACAGGTTCTCGGGACGCCACAACTGACCCATCCCCCCTGGAAAATGTATTGAATCCGAGCCCTATTACCCCCGTGCCGTCGGTACAACTGCCGATGCAACTACAACTGCCGTCTTTGATGCAAATGCAGTCGCCTATGCAAATGCAGCTACCTATGCAAATGCATTTTGTTCCTAATAATGGTGATCCTTATCATGACGCTTTACGGTCGATTACCCAGAACTTTGCTGCGGAAATTAATAATCTATTGTCGAGCAGTTTTCGTCCGGATGTGGGTACAGGTGATGTGTCTCAAAATTTCGTTTTCGATGTTCATGTGGAAACTGCCATATAGGGGGAACCCAGGTTCCCCCTAACCCCTTCCTTGCAGGGAACCTACGGTTCCCTCAGGGCGCCGTAGGCGCCCAAGGGTTGAGGGCTTCGCCCTCTGACCCCTGCGACCCCTCCCTTCAACTGTAAACCACTTTTGCAAATTATCTTAACAACCTGGTTAACATAATTTGTTTCAATTTAAGGGAGGGGCGCGGGGGAGTTAGAGTTAGACCGATCTTTGATCGGTCTTGAGCGAAGCGTTTCTTGACGTAGGTTCCATGCATTTAGCGTAAAACTATGCCCCAGAAACCGACCGGAGGTCGGGTAAAGGTGGTTTCCAAGAATGTTACCAAGATCATTCACTGTTTAAGGGAGGGGTTGCAGGGGTCAGAGCCCGAAGGGCTCAACCCTTGGGCGCCATAGGCGCCCTTAGGGAACCGTAGGTTCCCTGCAAGGATGGGATCTTAAGGGAAACCTTGGTTTCCCTTAATAAACCATTGCGTGATCTGTCGAATCCCATTCTTATCGTTATGTATCTTCTCTAACACCTTATCGAACAACAACTCCTTCACTTTCGCCGCACAATACTTCTCCTTTTTCTTCATGAACGTCTCCAAGTCCGGATACTCCTCCTCCAATTTTTTTATCGTCTTTTTATACTCTCTTACCGCCGAATGATGCCCCTTGGCTTTCCAGATTTTTTCCACCTCTAAACCAAACAGCTGCATCAACGGTTTCATGATTTGGTTGGTAATATAATGGTGGTAGTCGATCGGTATCTTGTTTTCAATAATGTATTGCGGGGTTTCGATCTTATCCCCCTGCAGCGCCTTCTTATTGTCGTTTTGGACAAATACAAACTTGATACGGTCCCCCGACTTAGGTTTGTTTCCCGGATCGCGTTTCCCGATGCGCTCGGCCAACACATTATGTCCAATCGACTCCGGATTCTTATACTCTGAGCGGAGGGCTTTCGTGATCGCGAGTTTTTCCATCGAAACCTTACCATCGATCAGCTCTTGTAGCCTTTCTTGTAGATGCGTCGTCGCCAATGTAATGTCCGTACTTTTCATCAATATATCGAGAACACCTCCATAGACATCTTTCATATAATCACACGAATCACGCCGCTTGAGCGGTAAGCCCATGTACTTGAGTTTGCCCTTGTTCGGGTTCTCTTCGTAGAGCATCCCAACATACCGTTTTTTCGACAGCAAAATGAAGGGCATCAGGGTCTTTTCATATGCCAAGTCCATCGGGGGTTTGAGCCATTGGCTGCAGAGAGCGGCTGCATCCTGGGCGATTTCGATCGTCATCTCGAGCGCCGGTTTCCCCACGATTTTTTCGCCCGTCTCTGCATTCTCCAAGTTAAAGGTGAAGAATACACTGTCGGTGTTGTGGACAATCATGTTACCAATGCCTGCTGCGAAATGATGATTTTCTGTGGTGAGGTCGTAGACATAATCGTTGTAAGGGATCTCGAGGATGGCCTTGATACGGTTATCCAACGTCTTATCCTTCGGGTCGTAGGTAAGAACATACGCATTGGTATACACACTATACGATGTTTTAAGCTGAATTTCGAAGGCGGAGCATGCCGAACGGAATACTTCCACAAGCAACTGTTTTTCCTCTGGGCAGCAGAGTTTGATGATAATATTTTGATCCTTATGTATGACACCCTTACTCAACTTTTGAAACGTTTCTAGATAGACCAAGCCAGGCGGTTTGTTAGGGTCGATGGTTTCTTCGTAAAACGTTTTACACCTTTGCCGATTTAAATCGCCCACATTAGTGGGTGATTCTGCTGGTACATAAGACAAAGTAACGTTACCACGCACTGCCTCGCAGGAAATGCGCGAAGGTGTAGGACTTACACCATAGACGTCATTTTCCTTATCGTAGTGATCTGTTATAGAATGATGCAATAATTCTGTACCGACTTGACAATCCTTGGGGCTTATTTCTTGTCCGCTAGGAAGCAGCAACGAGTGGTCGTCGGTCACATCCACAATAGCATTATCCGTCACGATACGGAACATCTTTTTATGCGGGGGCAGTTTATGTCGGATCACCCGGTACAGCCGGGTCCATCCCTTTTCGGTCCAGGCCTCCACATCATCTAATTCACAAAACTCCTTGGTTTCCTTTCCCTCCTCGGTGCAGGTTTGCCACTGGTCATTCCCGCAACGCCGGGCCAAATCACAAATAAATGTTTGCCAACGTCCTCCTTCGAACCGAATAATCACCGGGCTATACGATGCCACACTGTCGCCATAGACATATTCGGCTCTAGTGCGGACCGGTCCCTGCAGAGCCGTATCGTAGATTCGGTTCCCGTACACCTCCTCGATGATCCGGCGGGCATAGGTGATCATCATACGCCCCGTGGCCGTGGTCGACGCAGCCACATTCTTCTCATAAAAACTCGACGTGCGCGACCCACATTGACCATAGAGCGAGTTCGCCGTCACCTTGTAAGCGAGCTGGCGCTTATCTAAAATGTTTTGCATAAACGGGTCCTTCTCGCTCTTGATCAGTTTACGTGTGTCGGACCGGGCCTTGAGCAGCTCTTCCAGGATAGACGGTAAGATCGATTTCTTGTTGTTCGGTAGCTGGGCCCACCGGCATACAATCTTTCCTACCTTCGTTTTTTTTGGTACCGAACGGGTCGCCCCGGATGCCCGCAAATACTTGAAGTTGTCGTACTCGATGTTGATGTAGTGATACTCCGGCAAATTATCGTATTTATAGTTCCCCTTATGGTCGCGCTCCCCGCGCTCCTTCACCAGCTTACCTTCCAGGTCATACTCTTTGGACCATACGAGCGAATCGTGCGAGAAATTTTGGCTGATCATCGACGACGGATATAGCGACGAATAATCGACACACGCGACCGGATTATCAATATACATCGCGCATTTTGGCGGGAGCACAATCGCCCCCTCGTACTTATCGAAATCGTGGCTTTTTTCCAGATCGGGCATCAACATTCCGTTGATCCGGCATTTCTTCGCCACAAAACTGGTCAATTTGATCCCCTGGCCGCGGAACACCAGGAAACTGATGGGGACACTACAAATATTCGCCATCTCGGAGTGACCCGTAATAATGTCGATCTTGTTCATCAGATGGTGGACCAGGTTACAATCCTGAATACAGTATTTCGCGACGATCGCGCGGTCGCTCGAGGATCCATTGGCTAGCCGGAAAATATCCTTGGGGGATACGTCGTCTTTCGCCATAGTCCATTTGATTGATTTCCCCTTTTCAAAGGTTTCGTGTCCCCGAATGACCAAGACGTTATACTTCACGGTTTTTTCTTCGCCCTTCACTATCTCCGTGACCTCCTTCCCACGGATAATATCCAAAATCTTGAACTTATGTCCGCCCTTATGATAGTCGGTGGTATACCCCGAAACCTCAATATGTACGAAATCGTGGACGTTGATCCCCATCAAATTTTGCGTATACAGTTCGGTCACCTCGCCCCATTGTTCGTGCGTCAGGTGTTCGGTGCGTTTGATATCGTCGCTGATGAACTGCCCGGCCACATCATCCAATTTATAGCTTGACATGATGAAATCCCGCCGGAAAGCTGCGTACAGGTCGATCTGGAGCCGCCCCGTCATTTTGAAATAACGGAGATCGTACTCCCCTGAGGCGATGGCGAGTTTCGTGCTTTCCAGGGTCATCTCGCCTGGGCTCTCGCGCTTAGGTTTACAGGCCAATTCGCCAATTTTACGTGAAACTGCCATGAAATCATGGACGCATTCGTTTTCTTCGGCACGCCGGAACATGAACTCGTAATCAAAACCAAAGATGTTGTATCCGATCACAATATCAGGGTTTTCCTTTTGCATCACTTCGGTCCACTTGAGCAGAAGCGCTTTTTCGTTGGTGACGGGCTCGATGTCGACACCCTCTACCGGGTCGCAGGTGCCCAAGACGACACAGTGACTGTAATAGGGTTGCAGCTCACCGTAGCGGAGGAAGGTGGAACCGATGAAGGTGACCTTGTCACCCTCCAGTCGGGGGAACAGTCGAGTCAATACATCATTCGTGGTTTGGATCTTGTCATCGCGCTTCAGCTCTTTGTTCATCAATATGTCGATGATGGTGTCGGGGTTGGAGTTTTTTTTGGAGGAGGCGGTGGGTCGCTTAGGATGTGGTTTGGGGGGCACGACCTCTTGGTCCTCCTGGTCCTCCTCCTCGTCGTCGTGGGGGGTCTCGATGTCGGCCAGATCGACAATGTTTTCCGAGGACTCGATCTCGACCCCGCCAGCATGTTGTTTTTCGTTCATGGTTTCGAACATGCTGTCGATCGTCAACAACTTGCTGTTGTCCTCATCGCTAGCTTTTTTGGCATTTTCGATGGTCTCCTTGATCAGTACCTGGATCAGCGCTTTCACCCGATCTTTTGCAGGGGGCTTTTTCGGATAGACCAGATCGATCCCTTCAAATTGGTCGAATCCAAACGCGGTCATGATGGATTTTTGTAGAAATTGTTGGGCCTTGGCTGTGTCGGAAATAAACGCGGATTGTTTATTGAAAGTGTCTACAATTTGGCTCGATAAACGCTTATACGATTTTACGGGGACGGGAAAATCCCCATTGCTCGAACTTGCCTCAATATCAAAGGAACAAATCTTAAACGGTACGCGATCTACCTTCTCATTCTCGGGTTTGAGGGCATCCAAAGGACAGATGTACTCGTAGGTGCAGGTGGTCGTTTGAATCGCGGGTTTTATCACACGATTCGTGGTAAAGGAAATCCATCCGGACGGGGCGATCTCACGGATATGGAAGAAGCGGAGAAGTGGGGGGATGTTGCCACTTTCGTATAGTTCCAGAGGTGTCCCTCCAAACTTGTACCCAATCTTCTTACGTTCTCCGCCTTCCACATACGTGTACCACAGGTTCCGGGTACGGTTCATTGTTTCTGTGTTTTTAAACGTGAGTTTGACGAACTTGTCTTTGTTACCTGCCGAGAACCCGTACAGTTTATTATGCTCGACCAGCTCGGAATTGACAATGGATTCCGCGTATTTTTTACCTAGTTTAGATTCGATGTCTTTCACCAGTTCGATGCGTTCGCGGTTGGACCAGCTGTTCCCTACCAAAATGAAGAAGAACGGTTGGAAGTCCTTCACATAGATCGAACAGGTCTCACCTTTCTCATTCGCCCCAAACATCTGGATCACAAAGATCTTGTTATCTTTTTTGTAGTGGGGTTTGCCATTGTCCGATCCACTGTCGCTGTCCTCGGTCTCTTGGACCTCGTCATATACGTTGAAATCAAACAGGCGGAAGTATTTTTTTACGACCGGTTTCTTCTTGATCAACATTTTGGTGGATGCCATGCTTTATTGATTAGTGTGCTTTACTGTTTATTAACTTTTTGCAAATAAACAGTATCAATTTTTTTAATGATTCGTCGTAAAAATACTCTTTCCGCATCCACAGTCCCCACCCTTTTGTTTCTTCCCTCCAAAAAAACGCTGCATAAGCGGTTTTTTGGGTTCTTGTGCGGGCTCTGGTGCAGACGCATTTCCTCCAAACCATTTTTGCATGGCTTGAGCAGTGCGTTCCCCCTGGTAATACTCCAGTTTACCGTTATGTACCTTATAAATGGTAGGATACCCATTCACCGTCAATTTCTCCCCCTTTAAACGGCTATTTACAAGCGCGATTTTACGGTCTTTGTGTGGATCACTGTCTTCGATTTCTAAATAGTTGTAGTTGGCACCTCGCATACTAGCTTTCATCTTTTTCCATTCGGGCAGTAAGGCTCGGCAATGGCCACACCAACTCGCATGGATAAGACCCACAGTTACTGGTTTACGGTGGTTTTTCAACGTACGCCGATTTTTACGCGAGAACCCACCCGACACCTTTTTGTTGCGATGAGCGGTTCTCTTTAGCGCCATTATATAGTAGAAAGATAAAATAATATATGATTCCAATATAACTAGTACGAATAATATGGACCTATTGCGACTATTTTTTATTCTATTTTTAATTTTGACCTTTTTGGCTGGAATCTATGTTATCCTCACGCCCCAACGTATGGTCGAGAAACTGTCAGGGGGGTCCGAGTCAGGGTCTCATGAGTCGATCGGGTCAGATTGCCCTGATCTTCTAGTGCAAAAGGGTGATCGGTTGCTCCTCTATAATAGCAAGAAGCCCGAAAGCGCCACTAACCCCATCCCCTTCTACAACCTCGACGAATACATCTATTATTTGGCTCAACAGCGTAAGAACGGTTACGACTGTCCTATCCTCTATTTACAACAGGAAAACAACGCCCAAGGTCAAGATGTTTATCGTATACGTCCGAGCCCTTTCGACCCCCAGGGTGGACTTCCCCCCATCACTAACTTGAACCAGCCTGCGGCAGCCCCTGTGGGTCCTGCGGCGGGGCCTGTTACGGTCAAAGACGCTTCGCGCGAACATGGGCCTTACAATAAAAATAATTATAGCGGGTTTGACCCGACCAGCCAGTATGTAGGGGTGTATACTAATATCGATGTCATCCATGACACGACCAAGGCTGTGCCGATAAGCGATAATCCTATGGATCCTAACTGGGGTGGGGTCGATGTGACGAATCAGGCGATCGAGTCGGGGAAATACGACGAGAACAATGTGGTGAAACCGATGTTATTTCAACCGAAAATGGCGTTTTTACCCGTGCTTAATAAGGATTTAGGTCAGCCCAAAGACGTCTACTAATAAGGGGAAACCAAGGTTTCCTCAGAAGGCCCGGAGGGCCTTCAAGGTTGAGCAGCTTTGCTGCTCTTACCCCTTAAACCCCATCCTTTAATTATGTTAACCGTGATGTTAAGATAATTTACAAAGATCCTTCGCTATTCACTAAGGGATGGGTCCTAGGTTCTCAACTTCATTGTGTGGCAGCGGATTAACTACCAAAAATGTATCGGTCTCTTCGATTTTTTCCAACACCTGATTATCATAAAAGTATGTTCTTGGAATAACCCGTGTTTTGTCTTTATCGCAAAAGAAGCTCGCGATCCAGCATAGAGTACTATTACTATGAATCAATGTGGGGCAGTCGCGCATAAGAGCAAAATCGCTCTTTATATCATCATGTACCATGATCGGGGACCAAGGATCGAATATTTTTACATATGCCTTCTCCCAATCTTCGCGTAGCTTATCCGAAACGATATACAGTTTGCTTTTGGCGTCTCGGGACATTTTCTCCAAAATATCCGTATAGTAGCTAGGTGGCAAAATATCGCTGGTTTTGCCCGGCTCACCTAATAAATTTATATGTAAAAAATCATCCAATCTCAGTGACACGACAACATCGCGCGGGCCGAGTTGTTGTTTATGAGAAGCCGTAAAAAAGTCCTTGATATATATCTTTCGCCCTTTTTCGTCGTACCAATAATCGTCACATGTTTTTATGATGTCAATCAACACCTTGCGGTAAGGGGTGAACATGTCGCTCTTTTGGAAATAGCCCGAGCAGACGATATTTTTACCTTTGACATGCTTATGTACCAGACCTTTCAGTGCAATGGTCATGTCTTCGTCATTGATAACAAGTATGTTGATATCATCGCCTTTGATTTCGTGGATGGGGACGTACGTGTGACCGTAGTGCAGCGAGAGCAATTTTGCCGCCATATATTGAAATAGGTTGTTGCCAGTTCTCCCTTCTACCACGAAAGTTACAAAGGGCATCATCATTATTATCTATGTCGGATAATTTTTATATGTGTTATGATCCAAATTTTTTTTGGTGTAATGGAGAACCAGCTCTACAGAAAATATTTCTTGATGTTCTCAATACTGCTCTTACTGATCTTGCGTTGTTTACCGTTGGTTTCCATACTAATATCGTTCAAGCAATCAGGGTTCTCCCTCAACGCCATCAATAATTGGGGGAAGGTGGAGAACTTTTTCATGATAGTAATTGCCGTAACATTGCTGATTCCAGGGATCTGAGAGAGAACAATCTCACCAATGTTCTCCGGGGTCACGTTATCCTTCTTAACCTTTTTCACAAAATTACAGTAATTTGTGATGGGAATAGGGCCAGAACCACCTGCTTGTTTTTCCTCTCCTTCAGTGCCTTCTTCCACCGCGCCTTCACCACCTTCACCACCACGACCCTGTGGGGTCAATGTATTTTTGAGAACTTCTGAACGGTAATGCGGCAGACGCCCCTTCTCCAGTTCGCGGCCAATCTTCTCTGTAAGCGCCACAATCCATTCCCCGGTCTCATGTACACTCGCCGTCTTCATCACACTGAAGCCCTTGAAATACGAACAACTGGCCATCGCAGAATAAATCATCTTTCTCTTGACAGGTTCTCGAATGTTAGAGAACACACCCTCTAACAAATAAATGATGGAATGCGGCGGGAGGTTGCTCGTATTGACGAGACGATGCGACTGTTCCTCGTAACGCCCGTCCTTGATCGATGCCAACATATCTTCGTAAGTTTTACGCTCAATAATTAATAGGGTCTGTTTATCGGCGTTTTGGATTAAAATGTCGCCGATCGGCAGGTTCTCCGTCACAACATCTATTTGTTTCAATTTATCTTCGGGGAGGTGCAACAGTGCTTCAAAGATTCTGTCGAACAAACCCCTTTCGCGGATATCTACTACGATACGCATAAATGATACAAATGATATAATGCAGTAAGAAGCCATTATATCGTTTTACAAATATATAAACCGGCAACTTCCCACCTTTACTAGTTAAGGGATGGGGGTTAAGGGATATAAACCAGTAACAAACACCTGTTTACTAGTTAAGGGATGGGGTTTAAGGGGAAACCTACGGTTTCCCCTTATTAGTGGGTACCAGGGATATTAAAATAGGTGTTAGGCGAGCTCATACCCATCGAGCCAATGGGGCGAGATGGATTCGCATTGAACGCGTCCTTCTGCAAGAAGGTCAAGTTCTGAATCCCGTTGCGCTTCTGGAAGTACATCGGGATCTGGTATCCACGACCCACCATGTAAGGGAAACCAGCCTTCTTGCTGCCTCCTCCTTGAGCTTGGGCAGTAACGGCATTCGAGCCCATACGGTTGCGATTAGACGCAGTAAAAGTTTTACCAGGTAAAGACGACATTTTCAATATACTATAGCTAAATATTTTATCTTGATTCACTTCGGCTGCAAAAAATTGACGCTCTGACCTTTGTCTTTACTATTTTACCAATATCGTGAGTGTGCGACTGTGAGAACAAGTATGATGGACGATGATATCCGTATTGAAACCCATAATGGTCAGGAAACATGCATCTTCGACCCGTACAACTCCCTAAATAAAAGTATTACCGAGGAAGAGGTGAAAAACATCTTAAAGACTTATGGTATCAATGTCCCTATCTACAACATCAATTTATACAAACGCGCATTTGTCCATCGATCGTACATCAAGCGCCCCAATTTGGAGAACGAGCATAACAGCATTGTAGTGGCCACTAAACCCGACGATTGCTTACCCCTTTATACTAAATCGAATGAGCGGCTGGAGTTTGTGGGGGACGGGGTGCTCGAGTGCATCACTAAATACTACCTGTATCGCCGCTTTCCCAAGGAGAATGAGGGGTTTATGACCGAGAAGAAAATCGCGTTGGTCAAGAATGAATCCATCGGTAAAATGGCTTACGAGATGGGTCTCCATAAATGGTTTATTCTCTCTAAACAGGCTGAAACCAAGCAAAACCGGACCAATCTCAAGAAACTGGGGTGTCTGTTCGAGTCCTTCATCGGTGCCATGTTTTTAGATTTCAACAAAATAACGGTGACGGACGAGGATGGGTGGTTCAAAACGTTGTTCGTGACCGGCCCCGGCTTCCAAATGGCACAGATCTTTGTGGAGAATGTCTTTGAAAAGCATGTGGACTGGATTAATCTCATTCGTAACGACGATAATTTTAAGAATATTCTGCAGGTGAAGATCCAAAAGGAATTCAAGGTGACGCCTTACTACATGGAAGTGGTAGAGCATAACACAGACATCGGTTACCACATGGGCGTCTATTTGTGCTTAGGTCAACCCGTCCACCGTGTGACCCATGACGACTCGATTGCAGTGCAAAGCTTCAAGTGTTACGACGATATCCATAAGCATATGTCACGCCATGGTAAAATCTTTGTGTTCTTAGGAGAAGGGAAGCATAAGATCAAGAAGAAGGCGGAGCAAATGGCGTGCGACGAGGCCATCAAGCACCTGGCAGGGTTCTAAGTGGGGGGAGGCGTTTCGAAAGTTCCCTTGGATCGGTCCTTGGCTGCGTGGTGGTATTATTTCCTTTATTTTTCTTTATAAAAAGAGGGTGTTTTATGGGGGGTGTACATACTTTTACGTTATAAAAAATCATTGAAAAAATCGAGAATAAAATGGAAAAATTTTTCAGAAAATGGACAAAAATAAATGTCCAAAAATTGTCTCTAATAATAGTTTCTTGAAAGTCCTTTTAAAACCATTGAAATCAAGGTGCGAAGAGTTGTTACTATAATTGGTTTGGTATAGTTTGGTTTACGAATAAAATTTGGCTGCATGACTTGGAAGGTAGGGCCGAGCAATTATTTTTAGAAGTTTAGCAACTTTTCTAAGCATTAATTATATAATTAATGGCGGAAAAAGAGTCCGATGGTTCACAGCTTTTTCAGTGCGACGTTTGTCACTACAGTACACTAGTGAAGAGTAGCTATGATAAGCATATGTACTCAGCCAAGCATCTTTTATTAGTGTCGAACACTGACTCTAATATTTATCGCTGCGACTCTTGTGACTATATTACGATTAAGAAAAGTAGTTATGATAAACATCTTAGCACCATAAAGCATAAATTACAATTGCGCGTAATAAAGAACAATGAAGGGAAGCTAGTATGCAATTATTGTAACAAAACATACAGCTCCCGGCCCGGTTTATGGGCACATAAAAAGAATTGTGCATTAAAGAATAAGAAAGATGGAGACCCGGTTGATGAAGATGGGGATAATGAAACGCAGTGTGACGAAGTGCCGTCCGATGAAAAAGAGGAAGACGATGTTGTTGTGCCACCGAGACCGCTAGAGAATACAATCGTATACGCTTCTTCACCTCCGTCTACAATGGTGGGAATGCCGTTTGATTTTTCCGCAAGTGACAACCAAGACAACCAGGTCAACATAGATGCAATGAATTGTCCAACCATCAATGATGCCCTCATTCCGAGCAACGTAATAATCCAGCTGTTTAAGGAGAACCAGCAAATGTTGAAGAAAACCCAAGATTTCCAGAGTTTGTTTATCGAGCAGCAGCGGGAAAACAAGGACTTGATCAACAAGTTATTTGATATGACCCAGCAGCAATTAGCTATGACCACCAATATAACGAATAACACTGTTAATAACAACCAGCGATTCAACCTGAATGTGTTTTTAAATGAAACTTGCAAAGACGCTATGAACTTGGACGAATTCTTGGACACCATCCGCCCCACCTTCGACGAACTGCTGGTGATGGGCGATGTGGGGTTTGTAGACGGTATTTCGGATATATTTATTAAGCGGTTAAGAGCACTTGATATCACCAAGCGTCCTATCCATTGTACCGACGCGAAGCGTGAAACCATCTTCCTGAAGGAGAACAATGTATGGACCAAGGACGACAATGGGCATTCCCGACTCAATAGCATTATTGAGAAAGTGGAATATCGGAACGTTGTCTGCCTGCACCAATGGTGTTTGGACAACCCTGATGCCATGGTAAATAACCACGAAAAAAACCTATTGAGAGACAAGATTTACCTACAGACCCTGTTGGGCGACCCCAAGACCCGGGAAAAGGTGGTGAAGAACATTGCCAAGGAGGTGGCACTGGATAGGGAGGCCATCATGCTACAGTTTGGTAGAAAATAGTCTTACTAATAATAATAATAATAAACAATTTTACGTTTATTAAAATCATTGAAAAAATCGAGAATAAAATGGAAAAATTTTTCAGAAAATGGACAAAAATAAATGTCCAAATAAATGTCCAAAAAAAATGTTTGTAAAAACCCCTTCAAACTCAATGCGGCAATGGCATAAATTCTTGTTACTATACATGGTTTGGCGTATACGAAGTTTTGTTTCCAAAGTCACAGCATGTTTTAAGACCCCTGAATTCCAAACATTTATTTAGCAAAAGATGGCCTCCAAACATAATTTATCAAATAATATAATGTATATAAACATTATATTAGCAGTAAAATATATAGCATGTCTGCAGATAAAAAAGGAGAGAAATCGCTTTTTTTTCACTGTGATATTTGTCACTACAACACGGTTGTGGAAAGCAGCTACGAGAAACACCTGTCGTCGGCTAAGCATATACTGCTGTCAAATGATCCGGACGCCAAGGTGTTTTGTTGTGACGTATGCGATTATGTTACCATCACAAAGACGTGTTATGATCGGCATTTGACATCGACAAAGCATAAGATGCAGACACGGGTCATTATAAATAGCGAAGGTAAGTTTGTATGCGACATTTGTAACAAAACATACGTCTCCCGACCTGGGTTATGGTCCCATAAGAAGAAGTGTGTATTGAAAAACAAGAAAGATGGAGAGCCTGGTGACGAAGAAGAAGGCGATGAAACGCAATGTCACGAAACACTGCCTGACGAAAGAGATGAAGATCCACCTAGACCACTGGAGAATACAATTGTATACACGTCTTTACCTACACCTATAATGGGTGGACCAGTATTTGATATTTCCACAACTGTCAACCAAAACAACCAGGAAACCCAATTAAACATAGATGCAATGAATTGTCCAACTATCAATGATTCCCTTATTCCAAGTAACGTAATAATTCAACTGTTTAAAGAGAACCTGCAGATTATGAAGAAAAACCAGGATTTCCAGAATCTTTTTATCGAGCAGCAACAAAAATATCAGGCTTCAATTGAGGAAAAAGATCGTGAAAATAAGGATATCATGAACAAGATGTACGAGATGACCCAACAACAGCTGGCTATGACTACCAATATAACAAACAATACTATCAACAATAACAACCAGCGATTCAACCTGAATGTGTTTTTAAATGAAACTTGCAAGGACGCTATGAACTTGGACGAATTCTTGGACACCATCCGCCCCACCTTCGACGAACTGCTGGTGATGGGTGATGTGGGGTTTGTGGATGGTATTTCGGATATATTTATTAAGCGGTTAAGAGCACTTGATATCACAAAGCGTCCTATCCATTGCACTGACGCGAAGCGCGAAACCATCTTCCTGAAGGAGAACAATGTATGGACCAAGGACGACAATGGGCATTCCCGACTCAACAGCATCCTTGAGAAGGTTGAATATCGGAACGTTGTCTGCCTGCACCAATGGTGTTTGGACAACCCCGATGCCATGGTAAATAACCACGAAAAGAACCTACTGAGAGACAAGATTTACCTACAGACCCTGCTGGGCGACCCCAAGACCCGGGAAAAGGTGGTACGAAACATCGCCAAGGAGGTGGCACTAGACAGGGAGGCCATCATGCTGCAGTTCGGCAGAAAATAGCCGTGTCCGTGCGATCAATCGCGATCTATAATACTAAAACTATAATTACAGTTGTAAAACCACTGCATTTATCCAGCGAATTTAGTGATAAAATATCAATATTGAATATAATATGTCCAATATTATTACTCTTACGCCTAACCAGCAATCCGCAGTGGCGGCCTACATTAATATGTATCGCGCGAAGAACCAAGCGCCTCCGCTCACCTACAACCCTACCATAACTGTCTTTTCCCAACAGTGGTCTAGTTATTTGTTGTCCAACAACCTGTTTCAGCATAGTGGCACCCAATTGTATGGAGAGAACCTGGCTTACTTTGAAGGTTACGGGACCGATCCGGTGGCGCTAATTAAACTAGCTATTGACGCGTGGTACAACGAAATAAGTTTGTATAATTTTAATTCGCCTGGGTTCTCGGAGGCTACCGGGCATTTCACATGTTTGGTGTGGTTGGCCAGCAGAGACTTTGGCATCGCTATTGCATTTGATCCGGTGACTACCAAGGCGGTGATTACCATGAATACCAGCCCCCCTGGTAATGTGATTGGGGAGTTTCAGCAAAACGTTTTACCTCTGGTGACCTTGCCTCCTTCTCCTGTTCCTGTTCCTGTTCCCGTTCCTGTTCCTGTTCCGAGCCCTACTCCCGTTCCTGTTCCGAGCCCTACTCCCGTTCCTGTTCCGAGCCCTACTCCCGTTCCTGTTCCCGTTCCTGCTCCCGTTCCTGCTCCGAGCCCTACTCCCGTTCCTTCCGCCTCGGCCCAGCATGTGCAACAAATCATCGGAATGTTACAAAACTTCATTTGTAGTTTGAGTATGAGACACACGAAAGGTTATTTGATATATCAGCTTCAAATGATCATTGGACAGTTGGCGACCCTGACCGATGTACCTGTATCCAACAACATGATAAGTATGGTCCATATGTTGATGCAGGCAGTTCAGTCTAACACCCCCATACTTTCATTGGCGATGTCTGCTCAAAATATCATCATTGCCCTACATCCCTACACTACACAATAATTGTGACCACAAATGGTAATAATCCGTTTACAAATAAACGTATTATTATACCATCATTTAGCGAGGTATATATATGTTGAGAACCTTACGTAATTATCCGCTACCGACCGTGCTGGCGTTTCTCCTGATCGTCTTATTTGTTTTATTTGTATTAAATATATTATTAAAAACAGACAAGGTATCCCCCATAGACCGAATTTATAATTTGAAGCGGGATGGGTTCTCCATTTATCATCAGGTTCTCAACCAGGGGGAAACCAAGATGTTGAGAGAACAATGCCAACAAGGTAACTATCAACAGGTCCAAGACTATTTGCTCCACCACGACCGCATGAAAACCGTGGTAAAATTGGCGCTAGGTTCTCAATATAGGTTTCAAGATTACATATGGATCATACAAAAATCCGCAGTACATACGTGCCACCGTGACAACAACGGACATTTTTTCAATCAGGGGCAACGGTGGCCCTCCTATACCATGCTGGTTTATTTGGAAGATATGGACAAGTGTTTGGGGGTCATTCCGGAGAGCCATCGAGAACCTGGATCCTATTTCATCAATTTCAATGATTCACTCACAAATTTATTATGTAAACAGGGGGATGTCATCTTGTTCGATGCAAATTTGATTCATGTAGGTACGATCAACGACCGGGATGACAATTTACGTATTCAGTTGAAAGTGAGCCATGTCGACGATATACCTCTATTAGATTATTATAATAATTTTCACAAGGTTCTCGATGAAGACAACCAACTCCCCAAATATCTAAGAAAAATGCAACGGAATTTGTCTTGTACCTTCCCCGGGATCTCCGACATGGGGCAAAAGATCAATATTGATTCTGCGCGGGGCTCGGACAATGGGGCGACGGTCGGACCGGTACAAAAAGCGTTTTCATATTTGTTCTATGGTAAGTCTAATTTTTACGATTTACCAAATGCCTATTAATTAAGGAAACCTACGGTTTCCTTAAGATCCTTCCCTTAATATAGTTATTTTTTGTTGATGGTTTGTAAACTGCTTTTGTTAATAGTTTGCAAATCATGTTGTTAGGTAATTTTTGAAACGCTTACTTTTTGAGGGAAGGGGTTGTAGGGGAAACCGTAGGTTTCCCTACGGCTAATTTGTACGCCGGTTTATTATGATCGCACCCCGCGTCTATAATATGAAAATCCACCTTGGCCGCATTTCCCCCTGTGACTGCGCTCGCCAACCTCGCTATCCCCCACGATTGCGGAGTTTGATTCGGCCGAGAACCCGACGAATAATAGGCCCCCTCGCCCTTATTGACTATTTTGCGTAAAGCTTTTACGGAGCAACCGGTAGCTTTGGCCAATGCCTTGTTGGGGGCAATGTTCTCTAAACCATAAATGCGCTGCGCGTTTTTGATATGTTTCGATGTTTTGTTATGGTAAGACTTGAGTTTACTTCGTGTAAAATACTTACCCTGTTTATAGAGGCGTCGAGAACGCATCAACATTCGTTTTTGTTTAATTTTATCGGTTTTATTCAAACTACGAGGTAAGTAACGTAAAGGAAATGTTATTTCTGTCATTATAGTATATAGTCCACTTATAAAATAAATATAAAATGAATCGCCCTGTATTTAATCCTTTAGTGGCACTCGAACAAAAGCCCGAAGTCACCGGTATTCCCGTGGTGAATATTCGTTTTTTAGAGGCGAGGAAGGTGGCGGAGGGAGAACCTGCTCCAGCTGTTCGGACCGGGGTGAAAATCGTGAATAAACGTAGAGGCCCCGAATACCGCGAAGAAGTGTTACAACGTCTCGCTAAAAACGCGAATTTGCCTTTTGTGAGAACCAGTGATGCTAAGCAGGTTATTGAGATATCAGCAATAGAAGAGGTAGTGGCCGTCAATAATGAACCTGTCAAATCGGTCAAGCGGCTTGTAATCAAGCAACCTGTTGTAGTAGCGGAGCAACCTATGAAAGAGCTTGTGGAAGAGCCTATGAAAGAGCTTGTGGAAGAGCCTGTGAAAGAGCTTGTGGAAGAGCCTATGAAAGAGCTTGTGGAAGAGCCTATGAAAGAGCTTGTGGAAGAGCCTGTGAAAGAGCTTGTGGAAGAGCCTATGAAAGAGCTTGTTGAAGAGCCTGTTGAAGAACCTGTTGAAGAACCTGTGGAACAGTCGGTGAAAAAGCCTGTCGACGAGCCGGTCCAACCGAAGGTTCTCGAGGAACCGAAGGTACTCGAGGAACCGAAGGTTCTCGAGGAAGAAAAGGTCCCTGCACCTAAGCGTAAGCTCAAGCTCAAAATTGTCGCAGACCAAGGTACCAAAGTCGATTTAACCACGGCGGTCATTCGCACGCAAAAGGTGGCGGACCGACTTCCCAAACCGCAGGAGAAACTCGTACTACCTGTATCCAGTTTTTATATGAACAACCGTAAAATATTTATCCAGAAGCTGGGCGAGATGTTCAAGTCGTACCGCCAAGAAATTTTATCCGATAGTCAAACTGTGACATGCGACACCCTGGCATCCTCCAAATCATTCGACCTGTTGACCCACCAAAAGATCGCCCGGGATTATCTGAATCTCTACACCCCGTATCGCGGACTCCTCCTCTACTTGTCGCTAGGATCCGGGAAGTCGTGCACCAGTATTGCCGTGGCCGAAGGAATGAAATCGAACAAACGGATTGTTGTCATGACCCCCGCCTCACTAAAGACCAACTTTTTCAACGAACTGAAGAAGTGCGGCGATGTTCTCTATAAACGCAACCAATTTTGGGAATTTATATCCATTGATGGCCACCCCGAATACGTCAATATTTTATCGACCGCCCTCTCGCTCACACCCGATTACGTCACCAAAAACCACGGGGCTTGGCTCGTCAATATCAACAAGGAATCCAATTTCTCGGAACTCTCCGCCACCGACCAGGCCAAGGTGGACGACCAGCTGAACGAGATGATTCGCACCAAATATGTCGACATCAACTACAACGGCCTCAATAGAAATAAATTAAAGGCCATAACCGACGACCTGACCCGCAACCCCTTTGATAACAGTGTGGTCATCATCGACGAGGCCCATAATTTCGTGAGCCGTATCGTCAATAAGTTGAAAAAACCGGACACCATACCGTACCAACTCTATAAATTCTTGTTGAGTGCGAAGAATTCCCGCGTGGTGTTGTTGACCGGTTCGCCCATCATCAACTACCCGAACGAGGTGGGGATCCTCTACAACATCTTACGGGGCTATATCAAGACGTGGAAGTTTACGCTGAATGTCCAGACAAGTGAAAAGATCACCACGGACACGATTTTGACGATGCTGGACAATGAGCGTTTCCGGACATACGATTTCATCGAGTACGCGGGCAATGTTCTCACCGTCACGCGTAATCCGTTTGGATTTGTCAATGTCAAGAAACGCGGGGTGGCAAAGGGGACCGTACGCGCCCCCAGAAAGGTGGGTGGAGGTACCCGTAAAAAGCGCAACGACGCGGACCAGACCATGATGTTGATGCTGGGCGGAGAAGGCGATGTTTTCAATAAATATGGTGGCGTCCACCTCGATGAGCAAGGTAACATCAGCGATGACGAATTCCAAGCCCGCATCATACAGATTTTGAAAAAGAACGGGGTCGATGTCCAAATGGGTTCCATCGAAATAATAGAACACAAGGCACTGCCTGACGACCCGGAAGCATTTTTCAATGCCTTTATCAACGCCGACACCGCGGAATTACAAAATATTCCTCTGTTCCAGCGCCGTATTTTGGGGTTGACGTCGTATTACCGCAGTGCCCAAGAGACATTACTCCCGGCCCTGGTGAAGACCGAAAACGGCGACGATTATCATATCGAGCGTGTGCCTATGAGCCCCCAGCAGTTCGGCGCGTACGAAAAGATACGTAAGGAGGAGGCTGATAAAGAACGGAACGCCAAGAAACGTAAACGGGCGGCCAAGGGCGCCGAGGATTTATACACGATCTCGTCGACCTACCGCATCTTTTCGCGCGCGGCATGTAATTTCGTGTTTCCCTCGTCGATCGAGCGCCCGCTGCCTAACGCCAAACTGTTAGATGTCGAAGAGGGCGAAGAGATCGACGAAGGCAGTTTCGACGCGGTTCCGCCCCAACAGGTGCAACTAGTGGATGCGTTTGCTAGCATTGAAGACGAAGAAAGGGTCCAGGCTGGCGAAGCCGAAGAGGCCAAATACGAGAACCGTATTAAAAAGGCGCTGGAGGATGTGTCTGCTCGGGACCCCAATACCGGCGAGAGCATGTATTTGTCTAAAACGGCGCTGCCGAATTGCAGCCCTAAATTCGCGAAGATATTAGAGAACTTGCAAAACCCGGTCAATGAGGGATTACATCTGTTATATAGTAATTTCCGAACGATCGAAGGGATCGGACTCATCAAACTGATTTTGGAAGCCAATGGATTCGCCGAATTTAAGATCCAGCGGAGCGGGACGGATCTGTGGGAATGGATCGAGGACGAGGCCGATGTAGGTAAACCCAATTTTGTTCTCTATACCGGGACGGAAGACGAGGACGAAAAGGAGATTAAACGTAACATATATAATGGATCATGGGACACGGTGCCGTCGAATATTGCGACGAAATTACGCGAGCGTGCCGAGAATAACAACCTGGGCGAGATCATCAAGATTTTTATGATCACGAGCTCGGGGGCGGAGGGGATTAATTTGAAGAACACCCGGTTCGTACATATTGTGGAGCCCTACTGGCATATGGTGCGTATTGATCAGGTGGTTGGACGCGCACGCCGTATCTGCAGTCACCAAGATTTACCGGAAGACATGCGTAATGTGAAGGTGTTTTTATACGTGACAGTGTTCAGCGAACAACAGAGTACGGATGAGAAAAACATCGAATTACGCATACGTGATGTGAGCCGGGTGGATAAGAAGACGCCGGTAACGACGGACGAATCGCTGTACGAGATCGCGAGTATCAAACAGAGAACTAACAACCAGATATTAAAGGCGATGAAAGAGACGGCGATCGATTGCCAGCTGTACGCGAGCACCTCGAAACGCGCTGCGGGCGACGAACAATTGGTTTGCTACGGGTTTGGTAAGGTGGAGTCGAACCAATATGCGTCTTACCCAAGCTTCGAAGAGGACAAGGGGGCCAAGGAGGGGCTGGACGTACAACGTATCAAATGGACAGCCCAAAAGATCAGCCAGGACGGGGTGGATTATGCGCTGAATAAGGATACGATGGAGGTGTACGATTATGAGAGTTATAAACGGGCACTGGAATTTGGATCGGAACCGATATTGATTGGAAAACTGGTCCGCACCAACAATAAGTATGTTATTCGACGCGAATAAACCCAGCGGTTAGTGAATAAACGAATAATTATCTTAACAGAAATGCTAAGATAATTTACAAAATAAGCTTATAACTTAAGTTTAAGATTAAAGGATGGGGTCATAGGGGTCAGAGCGGCTTCGCCGCTCAACCCTTGGGCGCCTGCTATGGGCTTCGCCCAAAAGCCCTGAGGGAAACCTTGGTTTCCCCTATTTAGAACCGGCGGACAGGGAAATCCACACCCGTGATGGTGTAATAAAGGACATGGAGATCATCAACCACCTTGATGGAATTATCACTAAATGCGAAGGTAATGCTAGCATTCACCTTGTCGTTCGTCTCAGAGTCAATGTAGGACTTGGTGACACTGACACTCGTGACCTGAAGATCCTTAATGGGGGTTCCGGCATCATCATTGGCAACAATGGTTCCGGCAGCATCGCTGTAGATGCTGATCATCGCCATCTGGTTGGAGGCAAACATACCGTTAATCGTAGAAGTGATATGATCGTAATCAGCGGCCCAAATTTCGACAGGAGCAGACATTTTATATATTATCACGACAAAAAAAATTGGCTAAACCGAGAACTATGGATACATGTTGTCCTAAATAATTATAATTTTCGAAGGCAATCCACATGTTTGCGATAAATATTTGTTGTCGATAAAAATATAAAAACGAACGCGCTTAGTTTTTTATATTTCTAAAGCTAATGAACGAAGAAAATAACGTTTTGACCATAAAAACTGTCCAAATTCAACCGATTCGTAACATGATAACGGCTATTAAAGACATTTTGACGGATGCCACGATCACTTTTACTAAAGACGGGATGAAAATCATCAATTTCGACAAGACCCATACAATTTTGGTCAATGTTATTCTAAATTCCCACAAGTTTGAGCAGTATGTATGTAAGCCGGACAAGATCATCGTGTGTGCAAATACGCTCCATTTGTTCAAGGTGATTTCCACCATGTCGAACGACGATACGTTGTCGATGTATATTGATCAATCCGACTACCATGACGGCATCGTCTCCCATCTAGGATTACAGTACGATAATGGGGATATTAAACAGTGTTACAGCCAGAAGCTGCGGCTCATTGAGCCCGACACAGAGGAGCTGGTGGTCCCCGATGTGGAATATTCGACGGTGATCAACCTGCCCACATCGGATTTCCAAAAGATCATCCGTGACCTAAACGGTATTTCGGACCGTATCGAAATCAAGTCGGTGGGGAATGACCTGATATTTTCGTGTGAGGGTAACTTTGCCTCGTCGCGGATTTTCAGGTCGGAATCGGACGGTAACATGGAGTTTATCCAGAAGTCGGATGCTTCGGTCGTGATTCAGGGCGAATTTTCCCTAAAATCGTTGTCGCACTTTATCAAATGCACCCCGTTATGCAGTCATTTAGAGATGTATTTGGGGAATGACTTACCACTGATTGTGAAGTACGACGTAGCATCCCTCGGGGAAATTAAATTGTGTTTAGCACCTTTGCCGCCTTCATAAGGAGCCTATTATTCGTGTTTATATTCTTGCACCTTTGCTGATTTGTGTTACGGAAACAATTTAGGTAGGATAATATATAATGAGTTGCACCATAGCAGAAGTAAAACGCCAGTTAGAATCCGTGACAGAAAAAATACAAAACATACATGACCTGTTGGACAGCTGCAAGGAATTGAAAAAACACAGATTTACTGTCAAACTTGTCAAGAGTGATGATGCGTTTAATTCTACACCTTCGCGCATTTTAAATGCGCGTGGTAACGTTGCTTTGCCTTATGTACCAACAGAATCGCCCCCTTCAGGGAGCGATTTAAATCGACAAATGTCTAAAAGCAAGAGTCGTAGTCTTCGCACTGCATCATTGCGAGTAGGAGGAAAACGACGCAAGACTCATCGCAATACACCTTTGCCGTTTTACACCGATGAAGATTTAAATCCGCACCCAAAGGGTGCGTTTTAATTCATTTATCGGTAACGTTGCCCTTGAAGACAGAACCGCGCAAGCGCGGTTTTAAATCTTCAAGGGTGTAAAACGCCCACTTTAGTAGGCGTTTTTATTGGCAAAGGCAACGTTACCACGCGCATTGAAAATGCGCGAAGGTGTAAAATTGAATAGTAAATAGACCCTACTAAGGTGTAAACAGTGAAAAATGAAAACAATTAATCATTATATTGATGCCATCAAGGGTAATATTGCGTTCCGGGTAGGTCAAAGTGCCCAAGAGAATTTTGATCTGATTGACGATGCGCACCCCCGCGACCTCTGGTTCCATGTGAGCCAAGAATCGTCATGCCATGTAGTTGCTACCCTGCCAGAAGGTAACAAGTACGATAAAAAACAGTTGCATAAGATTGCTGTTCAGGGGGCGGTCATTTGTAAACAACACTGTCGCTATAAATCTGAAAAGGATATTCGCGTGATATACACCACCATCAGTAATGTAAAAAAGGGGAACTATGTAGGGACCGTTTTTGTGGAAGATTGCAAGACATTGACTATTTGACGTAACATTGACTATTTAACGTAACATTACCTAACTTTTTTTTTCATCGCTGGGTCAAATAAAAGAGACGAATATGACGATAGACTCTGTAATAGAAATCCGTGAGTTTGCTTTCGAGGTAATAATAGGCGTCTTCGAGAACATAGTAGATGTAGACGAAGAACCCGCGCTTATAACGCTCGGCGTACCATTCCTCCTCGCGCCGCTCCATCTCTTCCCAGTCGCGCTCGGCCTCCTGATCCATTTTTTCTTCCCATTCCCGGCGTTCTTCGTCCTCGGCAATGTAGTCCATAGCAGCATTGTAATAGTGATCAGGTGTCGACATGTTGGTTCAGTTGCATCTACATCTAGATAAAACAAATATAAATAATTCAATTTTGCAGGGAAACCTACGTCAAGAAACGCGAAGCGTTTCTAACTCCCCCGCACCCCCTTCCCTTAATTATGATACTTTATAGAGTAACATAATTTGAAAGGTAGTTTACACCGATGAAGATTTGAATCCGGACGCCCATCAAAGATGGGCGCCTGATACAATTCATTTATCGGTAACGTTGCCCTTGAATCTCTAGTGAGACACCCTTCGGGTGTCCAATTATAAAT